ACAGTAAATGTTCCACCTTCACTGCTTACACTACCACTAATACCACTACCACTTGTAGCACCTGCTCCAACATAGTTACCAGTTGTATCAGTTCCTAGTGCAACTGAGTTAGCTGCAATAGTTGCTGTTAGTGTAGCATTACCAAGGTTAGTAAATGTTGCACTTCCTGATAAATCACCAGCTAATGTTAGTGTTGGATCTGCAGTAGCAGTTGTTGCAATAGTAACATCGCCTAGGTTAGTTAATGTACCTGATCCAGTTACTGCACCTGATAGTGTAATAGTTGGATCTGCTGTGTTGGTTGTAACAATGTTAATTGCTGCACTGCCATCAAAGTTAGCAGTACCAGTTACAGCACCACTTACTTGGATTGCTCTAGCAGTTGTTAATGTTGCAGCACTACCAGTGGTGTTTTGGTTACCACCAGTATTGACACCTGGTAAGTTAATACTTGCACTTCCATCAAAACTAACACCACCTATGTTTCTTGCAGTTTCTAATGCAGTTGCAGTATCAGCATTTCCAGTAACATCACCAGTTACATCACCAGCAAAAGCTGCACTTGTTAGTGTACCAGTACTTGGATTATAAGTTAAGTCTGCATCATGATGTACTGCTGTTACTGCACCACTTGTAATATCACCAAAGTAAAGTTGTTCTTCAGCGTTTGTAGTGGTGTCACTTGTAGTTGTTGCACCTGCTGCTGCCCAACTTAGTGTGCCTGCGGCATTACTAACTAGTGCATATCCACTTACTGCCGCATCTGCACTTGGTAGTGTCCAAGTAATGTCACTTGCCACAGTACCAGCACTCTGGAATGCAACAAAATTACTAGCGTCACTATCATAAAATCTTATGTCACCTTGTGGTCCAAGTAAAACATCGTCAATATGTGCCTCTGCCCAGCGATTAGTAGCACTACCTAAGTCTCTGCTACCGTCTGTATCTGGAATAATATCCGAACCAATTTCAGCACCTAATGTAATAGTATCTGTATTAGCATCACCTAATGTAATGTCACCATTTGCAGTAATATCACCAGTAGCAACAATGTTTCCTGTTACACTAAGTTGTGTAGCATTAAGTGTCATTTTTTCACTACCACCAACATCAAAGCGTATGATGTCTTCATCTGCTGACTCTTCAACTTGGATCTGTGTATCGCCATCAGTATCTGCTATAGTAGTTACCGTAGTACTAGTTGTAAACTTACGAACCTCAATTGTGTCACCACTTAGTGGTGCTTCGTCAAGTGTCATTGTTCTGTTGCCAGTCCCACTTAGTGCATATGCACTAGTATCCTGTGAAACACCGTTAATAAACACCAGGATACCGGCTGCTGAATAATCTTCACCGCCTGCTGTTGCAGCAAGTGTAAATGCAGTATCACTACCATTACCACTAAACTGTTCTGTAGTAGCAATTGTAAATGCACTGGATACACTTTCCCAGCTATCGGAATCATAAAATTCTAGACCGCCTACTGTTGAGTTATAACGGAACATACCGGTTACTCCTGTAACAGGACGTTGTGCTGTGGTACCTGATGCTATAATCATTGCACCTGTATCATTGATGTGTAGAATAGCGTTGGCATTTGGTGCTCCACCAATACCAATGTTATCCTGACTAGCGTCAATTGTTAATAGTGAAGTATTTGTATCACCTTCAACAATAAAGTCAACGTTTGCGCCTGCTTCGTTTACACGAATTGAACTAGTTGCTGTGCCGTCTATGGCAAGGATGCCTGTACCGTTTGTAATAGTTGTGTTTGTACCATCGTGGTTGATAGTAAAGTCATTGCCTGTACCAACTCTAAGTGAGCCAGCGTCTGCAATGTCAACGTTGCTTGATGCTGTAATAGTACCTGTAACAGCTAGTGTTGAACCATTGAATGTTAAGTTACCGCTATCTTCTAGTTCACCGCTAGTTCCTGCTAGTACTACACGACCACTTGTAAGATCGCTTATTGCTGCACTTGACAATGTAGCTGCACCTGAACTCAATGTACCAGTTGTAGCAACGTTACCTGAGGTATCAGCAACAGTAAATGCGCCATCAACATCAATGCCACCGTCTAGACTTGCTAGCCCACTAACGTTCACAACACCAAGTGTTGAAGTACCATCAACTGTTAATGTACCGTTTGTACTTACGTTACCGTCCATTGCGATATCAAGACCAGTAGCACCATAACCACCACCAACTTCAAAGGTTGTACCATCGAATGTTAGGTTTGCGTCATCTTCGAGTTCGCCACTTGCGCCTGCAATAACGATTCTGTTATCAGTTAGGTCACTAACTTGTGCGCTTGAAAGAGTTGCTGCTCCTGAACTTAGTGTACCAGTTGTAGCAACGTTACCGCTTGTGTCTGCAACAGTAAATGCTCCGTCTACATCAATACCACCATCTAGTGAGGCAAGTCCTGAAACATTAACTACACCAAGTGTTGAAGTGCCGTCAACTGTTAATGTACCATTGGTGCTAACATTACCATCCATAGCAATGTCAAGACCAGTTGAGCCATAACCGCCACCCACTTCAAAAGTAGTACCGTCAAATGTTAGGTTAGCATCGTCTTCTAGCTCACCGCTAGCACCTGCAATAACGATTCTGTTATCGGTTAGGTCACTAACTTGTGCACTTGACAATGTAGCTGCACCTGAACTTAGTGTACCAGTGGTTGCTACGTTACCTGATGTGTCTGCTACGGTAAATGCTCCGTCTACATCAATACCACCATCTAGTGAGGCAAGTCCACTTGCGTTAATAACACCAAGTGTTGAAGTACCATCAACTGTTAGTGCTCCATTAGCTTGGATAGCACCTGCTGCACTAATTGTTACACCAGTTGAGCCGTATCCACCGCCTACTGTTGCATCGTTTAGTGTTGCTGTACCGCTTGTACTAATTGTGCTTACTGTAATACCAGCATCTGTATATGTGATATCACCAGTTGCACTTGCTACGGCTGTAGTTGTACCAAAAGCGAACTTATCAGCTGATTCGTCCCAAATAAACAATGCGTTATCACCAGTGGAACCACGTTCCATAATAATACCCATATCATTTGCGTTCGAACCTGCCCCAGTGTTAAGTTCAATAAGTGTATCTTCAACTACTGTGTTTGTTGAACTTAGTGTAGTAGTTGTACCATTAACAACCAAGTTGCCTGTAACTGTAAGTACACCACCGATGGTAACATCGTCTGGTAAACCAATAGTAACGATTGGGCCACTGCCGCCTGTTGTGACTGCGGCTGTTGTTTCATTTGCTGTAGCAGTAAATGTAATTGTATCACCGAGGATAAATGTATCACTTGCACTTCCATCAGTAATAGTAGTATTGGTACCTGATGTTTGTGAGTCAACATATGCTTTTGTTGCTGCATCCTGTGCACTTGTTGGGTCTGTAACATTAACAATCTTACTTGTATCAACATTAATAGTACCTGAACCTTTTGGACTTAGTACTAGGTTAATATTTGTATCACTACCTGTTGTGGTAATAGTTGGATGACCGCTTGCTGCTGCGTTTGCATAAGTAATTTCATTAACTGCACTTGCTGTTGTTGTAAAGATAATAAGTTCGTTACCGTTAGCATCAGCAATAAAGCCGCCGTCTGCAATTTTTGGTGCTGTTAGTGTCTTGTTAGTTAGAGTAACAGTGTTTGTTAGAGTTGCAAAACTATCATCACTTAGAGCAGTATTAAACTCTGCTGTAGTACCTGTTAGTGTACCCTCGCTAAGATCAAGTGTTAGTGTATTGCTATCACTATTGATTGTCTTGTTTGTAAGTGTATCTGTTGTTGCTTTACCAACTAATGTATCTGTAGCAGCAGGCAATGTAAGTGTTACATCTGCTGTACTTGCAGGACCAATAAGTGTTACTGCATTTGAACCATTGTCACTGTCCTCAAAAAACTTAACAAAACCTGCGCTGGTAGCACCATTCTTGATGTCCATACCTGCGTCTATTGTTGGTGTGGTAAGTGTCTTATTAGTTAATGTAACAGTGTTTGTTAGAGTTGCAAAACTATCATCACTTAATGCGGAGTTAAATTCTGCTGTTGTACCTGTTAGTGTGCCTTCACTGAGATCAAGTGTTAGTGTATTGCTATCACTATTGATTGTCTTGTTTGTAAGTGTCTTTGTACTTGCTGATAAAAATGTATCTAGTGTAGCAACACTGGTTTGTTTCATAGTGCCACCATCATTAGTTACAAGACCGTCGCCACTAGCAAAAGCATCAGTGCCTACACTTGTGTCACCATCCATAATGTTGAGTTCAGCTGCTGTTGCTGTAATGCTTGAGCCACCAATTTGTAGTGTAGTAGCATTAACTTCACCACTGCCACCATAAATTACGGCCTTGCTGTTAACAATCGTACCAGCTACTGATGTGTCAAGTAGGTTAAGTTCAGCCGCCGTACTTGTTAATGTTGTTGTACCATCATTAAGTGAAGCATATACTATTGCGTTAGCGTGAAAGCCTGCGTATGCACTAATTGCAAGGTTTCCAGCAGTATCGCCGTCTTCTGCCCCCACATCAGCAACAATAAATTCATCTGCGCTTTCGTCCCACACAAATGCAACGTTATTTGAATCACCTCTATCAATAAGTAGTCCTGAATCCTCAGTTGGTGAGCCAGTTGTGCCTTGAGCAAGAGTAATAAGTGCGTCATCAACCCTTGTATTTGTTGTTGCAACAGCAACAGTTGTGCCGCTAACTGTTAGATTGCCACTAACTGTTAAATCACTACCATAAGTTAAGTTATTAGCTAACTTTCCTCCAGAAACAGCTAGGTTAGCAATTTTTGCTTCGGTAACTGCACTGTCAGTTAATTGGTTAGTTTTAATTCGTGTTAATGCCATAGTTTAGAATTCCTCCAGATACGTCATATCTTAGAGATATTTATGCTATCCTAGCATTTTATAATGCACTCATAGAAATAGTACGCAAGAAGTTTAGTTTAATTTCTACGTTTTATAAAGGGTTGGGGGGATTTGTTGTAGTAGTTAACTACACGTTTATTTATCAGATTAGGTTGGCCCAGCTGCCGTTTTCGTAACCTTGAAATTTGTTATCTGTTGTGTTGTATATAAGCATACCGTTAGCTGCTGATAGGGCATTCCGTTGTGTAGTGGTCATACTTGCTAATTGTACAGCCGTACTAAATGCTGTTTTAGTACTAGTCATAGTTGCTACTTGTGTGCCAGCAGCATCAAAACGTATGGTATCATCGTCAGTGCCTTCTTCTAGCTGTATTTTAGTATCAAGATCAGCATCCTGTAGTTTTGCAACATCAACTGTGGCGCCACTAAAGAAGTTTCTAGTTTGTATAGAGTCTCCCGTAGCAGGCGCTTCACTAAACGTTAGTGTTGTGCCGCTAACTGAATAAGTGTCTGTTTCCTGAACAACACCGTTAACACTTACGATCAATGATGCTACAGATGCGGTTGATGTTAGGCTAAACGTTGTATCACTATCATCTCCTGCAAATTCATCTAATACAATACTACTGCCGCCCGCTCCAACATTTGTCCAAGCTGACCCGTTATACACCTCAACCACATTTGAACCACTATTAAACCGTAGCATTCCAGCTTGGCCAGTGGGTCGTTGTCCAGTTGTGCCAACCGGAACAATTAAGCCACTAGTGGCATCTATAGCAACGTATCCTGTGCCTGCAGGCTCAATAATAATTTCTTCGTTGGTATTCGTTGTTTGTATACGGTTATCAGTAAAAGTAAATGCACCTGTGTCACCACCTACTCCATAATCTCCAATATATCGGGCGCCTTCTACATATACACTGTTCCCACTAAAACTTTTACCATTTGGCAAGTTTGTACCGATGAAGTTAAGTACACCTGATTCATAGTCAAAGAACCATTCATCATCGTTGCCACTGCCTGTAACAAATACTTTGTTACCAATTACAGCAGCGCCTGCTGCATCACCACTGGTGTGGATGTATATACTAACAATATATGTACTACCAAATTGAGGAGGGATCCAACCGGTTAGTCCTGTTTTCCAGGTTCTACTTGTAGTAGCAGTATTATCTTCTGTTGTTTCTACAACATTAGCACCAGTATAAACTTGCACAATGCTGCTTGTACTACTAGGTCTTACTGCTGGAATTTGATCTGATTGTTGCCAAACTCTGTCACCGCGTATGAGTAGCGGACTTGGAATCGCTTCGTTAGGAGCAAGTTTGTTAGCGTTGGTGTCAGTTTTAGTTGCACCATAACCAATTTTCTTAAAGAGATAGTCAATTTTTTGGTTGTCAGTAATAGCCATTACGCAGCAACTCCTATACTAAGAGCAGTTATGCTTTGTCCACTTGTTAGTGCAATACGCACCAAGCAAACGTTTCCTGTTGCATTACTGAGGTTTGCAGTACCCAGTGTCATTGTATATCCACCACTTAAACTGCTGCCTGTTGGGATAACGTCAGCGCCAGTAAATGCACCACCGTTTGATCCATTTCCGCCGTTACCTGTATCACTGCCTGGCAAGCCTACACCGTTATACTGTGTGGTTGCTTCAATCCATCCGTTAAGTCCACTACTGTCATCCATTGTAGTACCAGGTGCAGCATACCAACATCCTGCAATACCACTTGAACTTGTAATATTAATATCAAAGTTTGCAGTAGTTGTTCTTCTCCAAGCAAATGTAAAATATTGTGTGCCTGTGTCACCGCTACGATCTGGACCTGCAGGCAAGAAACCACTACTGTAATCTGTTACATCATGTTTAAGCACGCCCAATCTGATGGTTGCTTCTTTTGTACCGCTAACGCCTGGATCTGCACTTTCAGTGTATGGGCTGTTTGTGTAAAAGTTTGTTGCACTGTTGTAACTTGGTGTATCTGTTGTTGCTGCGCTAAAGTCAAATACACGCACAGCATCATCATCAAAGCCTGCGCCTAAACTATCACTTACTGCAATAGCAATCTCACTGATGCCGCTTTGCGCCGCAGTGTGTACTTGCAACTTAGTTGACAGTTCACTGTATGAACTAATACCGTTTACATTTCTTGCTCTTGCTTTGATAGTTTCAACTGTGCGTACACTGCTACTTGTAATAGGAACACTCAAATCCCCAATAGCATAAGCACTGCTTGTGCCAGTGTTTACTTTTGGCGTACCACTATCTAGCATAGTTGTTGCACCATCAATGTCACTGTAACTGTAGTCGTTTGCATTACTTGCTGCACTGCTTGTGCCTTCAGCATTTGTGCCGCTGTCTACTTCAACAATATTTGTTTGGTTTGTGTATGCTTGTCCAACAAGATCATTAATGGTCATTCCTGTAATGTTTACAGTTGGACTACCTGTGTTATAGTAAGGTATACCACTAACATACCTAAATGTTCCATTGGTGCCTGCACTTAATGACCCCACCGTTCCGAATGTTGGTGTTGCAGTCAAATCATCTTTAAGCAAATGAACATAGTTTGTGTTGCCTGTGGTAGTATGTGTTAGACGTTGCGCACTAAGACCTGTGCTATATCCACTAAGTGCTTTTGTAATTTTAGCACTTGCTACTAGGTACAATCTCTGAGGGTAACTGCTTACTACTTGATCATAGTCAACATTGCTACTTACAACAAGACTAGTAAACGTTCCTGTCTCACCTTCACTTGCAGTAAATGCTTTTGTGCCATCATCACTTGCATTAATTTCTGCAGCGAGTGTTCCTGTTGCACCGTTATAAAAATTGCTTGCTGTACTTGTATCAATTGTGCCGCTGGTATAGCGTCTTGCAGTTGTTGTGTTTAAGTCAGCTGCAACGCTTAAGGTAGTTGCACTGCTAGTATTGTCTGTAAAACCATGTGCTAGTCTTGGCAGTGTGCCCTGCGCACTATCGCTTAGTGTAATACTCTTAGCACTCAAACTTGCCGGTGCTGCAGGTGTTGCTTTTAAATTAAATGTAATACCTGTGTCTACATCTGTTTGCGCAGTGAGATCAGGTGTGCCATTTGCAGTAAAGCTCAAGTTATAGTTTGCTGTGCCTTCTCCTGCATAATCATGGTCAAGTGTTGCACCGATACTACCAGGCGAACTGCCATCTTCTGTGACAGTGTCATTGCTGCTTGAATCATCCCAATCATATACATAGTCATCTGCATTTTGACTTGTGTTTGTTACACGCACTATAGCACGGTTTACACTGTCCAAGTCAGTAAAATCGTAAATTGTAAATGCATTATCACCACTGCCGGTGTTGACTGTGACTGCGGTACCAGCAATGTTTGCTCTAACATCTGGCTCAACGTGTACTGTAAATGTGCTACTAATAAATGGGCTGCTTGTGTGATTACTAATTACACGCAAGTTTCCAGTAAAGTCTTGTGCATTGCCGTTTGCCTGGTCACTGCTAGTTAATGCATAGGTGTGACTAAGTGCAACGTTTCTGTCACCTGCCGAGCCGCTGCCAGCGTTTACGTTTACATTACTTGTACCGTCACCAAATTGGTACTGATATGTTATGCCATATGTTGCCTGGCTACCCACACCTGCTTCTGTTGTATTTGTAATTGCAACAACATGTCCGCTTGTAGATTCTTCATTTACGCCACTGTCATCATCTAATGTTACACTGGGTGTATGTGTGTCATAAATTTCAAATGTGTCTGTGGTGTTTATTGGTATGACTGCAGGATCGGCAGTACTCATTGTATCAAGTGTTAGCCTAACAGTAAATTGCTGTTCAGTTTCTGTTGCAGTATCAAAAGTGTGTGCTATTCTAGCACCAGATTGACTACCTGCATCTGTGTCATTGCCAATTACATCATCGCTTTGAGTATCGCCCCAATCCCAGGTCCATTGTATTGTTGCGCCGGCAATATCAGTATTTGTACTGTTATTCTGGAAGTAAATTGTTGCCCCATCATCCCAACTTGTAATAGCACTGCCGCCTGAACTTGCTGCATATGCTTCAAACGCTACAGTAGGATTTGGAGTGTATACTGCGATATAATCTGTTCTTGTAAAACTAGCACTACTACCTGCGCCACTGCCACTTGTATTACTTGCTGTAACTGTAATGCTGTGCGGACTGTCTGCAAAGTTTGTATATGTGTGAGTTGGAGTTGTACTTGAAGTTGTGTCATTACTAGAGCCATCGCCCCAGTCAATAACAAACTGGTTTGCATTTCCTACTGCGGTGATAGTAAGTGTTGCTAAAAATCCACTACCGCCTGCAGTAACATCTGATACAAAAGATACACTTTTAACAAATGTGTCGTTTCTGATATTCTCTGTAACTTCATTTAAATCATCAATAGCATCAGTTACTTTGGTGGTTGTAAGGAATCCTTGAAAAGCACCATCTGTAGTTAGACTGCTATCGGTAGGAGTGCCTAGTGTAATTTGCATACCAGTGCTAATACCGCTGCCGGCAACCTGTGCGTCTACATATGCTTTAATACTTTGTTGCGTGGATAGTGCAGTTGCACTATCACTGTTTAGATCATCTTCGTCTAGTATACTGCTTGCTGCTACACCACTTTGTAGTGTAATACTACCATCAATAGTAGTGTTTGCAATAATATCAACAACACCTGTGCCGTTTGCATCCAGTGTAAGGTCTGCGTTACTTACAGAACTTTCAATTTTGTTGCCAGCAATTGTAATTTGATCGAGAGTAAGCGTACCGCTGGAAATAGCAGTATCACCTATGACATTTAATGTGCTTGAAGGACTTGCGGTTCCAATGCCAATACGACCATTGGAGTAATCAACTACGAGTGTATCGGTGTTAAATGTGAGATCACTATCTCGTTCTAGATTCGCTCTTAAGGCGTTACCACCTATACGACTTATAGCCATAATCAGTTTATCTCCGCTATCTTGCGCTCACCTATTAACGTCCAAGGTGACAGGGTTTGTATGATTATTTATACTTTAGTGTGTGGTGCTATCAAACCCATGGATGACAGTTATAGTTTCACTGCCAGCGGGGGGACTAGTAAATGTAATAGTTGTGCCACTAACTGTGTATGCACTTGCTGGATTCTGATAAACATTACCAACTGCAACAATTACACGTTGTTCCTGATCACTTGCTACACTAGTGCTCATTGTAAATGCGGTAGTAGAGCCATCGCCAGTAAAACTATCCTGTGTAATAGCAATATTACCTTCTTTACTAAACTGAGTAAAGGCGCTACCATCAAAATATTCCATCTTATTTGTGTCTGTATTAAAACGCAAATCTCCAGCCTTGCTTGCGGATGGTCTAGAAGCAGTAGTGCCGGCTGGTATTTCTACGGCGGCAGTATCCGAACTTTTTATCGTATCACCGCCGTCATTTCTGCCTTTTGTCTTTACAAAGCCAGCCATTAGATAGTCACCGAACTAACTGTACCATATACGCTTGATGCATTGCTAGCAACGCACTGGATAGTGTCACCATTATCTAATACAATTTTTTCCAAGTTAATAACATATGTATCACCACCATCAATACTGATTTGTTTAACTATTTTATTTGTTGCGCTTGCACTACCGCCACTCTGTACTACATGAACATCTAGTGTCCTTGAAGCGGCATTATCATTCATAAAAAATAAACAAGTAAGAGCTGTTTGTCCTGAGCTTGTATATACCGTTGTTGCACTAGTGCCTATTGCGCCTGCTTGTGTTATTGCCATATTCCAGTTCCTTTAAAAAATTAATCCGTAAACAATTGCTTTTGATTTGCTTACCAGTTCATCAGATGTGGTATCATCTACAAAAAATATGCCAGTTCCGCCGCCGGCGGCTGTGTTAGCATATATTAATGTGGCGCCGGATACACTGCTTGGGGCACTCTGATCTGTTAATTGTATTGGTGAACCTATTTGTAATGTTCCTAATCCATTTGGAGCAATAATAACATTAGCATTACTCGTTGTGACTATACTTTGTCCATTAGTATCCAAGTTGCCGCCAAGTTGTGGTGTAGTATCGTCTACTACTTCTGTTAACCCTGTGCTACTGGAAACAATTAAATTAGGATAACTACCGCCGCCATCTGTACTAATTTTAAATTTATCGTCATTCTCATCAAATACAAGCAATGCGTTGTCGGCAGATCCTCGATCGAATTCAAGTCCAGCGTATCTACCAGTAACACCTGAACCAGATTCGCCATCGTTAAGTTTGATTACTCTATCTGAAATTTCAGTGTTTGTAGTAGTAATTGTCGTAGTCGTACCTTGGATAGTTAGATTGCCAACAACTGTTGTATCTGACGCAATGGTAAGACTGCCACTTGGAGCAATGCTCAAATTACCCTGAACTCTATGTACACGACTCATTAATAGATCCTATCTTTAACTTATAACTTATTTATCAATACATATAAATGTCTCAAACTCCGATTTTGACATTATGCTAAAGTTTGTTAGTTTTTTCCACTTATCAGGAGTAAATCCGTTTAACGGGTTAACATGTATAAATCGTATATTTGTGTAAACTTCTGATATATGCACTATCTGATCTACCCAGTTTCCATAGAAGGTAGGGGCATCTGTGGCTTTTTTGTAATTTTCTGTGCCTGCATATATGTTGTTTATAACCCCTGTATCAGTTTCAAGATCCATTCCGATAAGAAAGATGTAAGCATGGCCTCGTGTTGCTGCCACGGCGGCGGCGTTTGGGCCACTACTATATCCTTGCCAGCGTTTATCCAGTGGGAGACTCAGATTATTTGTATACTGAGGTCTAGTATAATGCTCAGAATAACCACTGCTGGATCGATGCTGTTGTATTTCAGCTGTCATGCCCTGATCAACGCTAACTAAAATATCCACATGTGGATCTGTATACATTCTATTACAAGCATACACTGTGCCCAGGGGCTGTAAATCCTGAGTTTTTACTTGTAGTCGTGTTCGGCCATTACCCAATACAAACCCAAATTCAATCATAGTTTATAATAACACTCCGCTTTTTTTCAGTCAACAAAAAGGGGAAGCATTTCTGCTTCCCCGATCTGTTTTTGAGCAACTGCTCGAGTTAAATTAGCTTATGCAAAGCTAATATTTGACATGGCGATCTCGCCCACGTAGTCACCAGCATTACCTAGTGAACTTGCAGTGTTACTCAACTCTACGTAGCCGTAGCGAGTCATAAAGCTAACAACTGGCTCAAATGTACTTGGATCAAGTACTGTACCTGAGCTCATAAGTGGAACATATGGGCAATAGAATGCTGCGGCATCTGTTTCACTTGAACCCTTGTATCCAACTAGAACAGCAGTTGAATCTGCTGCATAGCTATCTACATAGATACGCATTGCACCGTTAAGTGTACCAACGAACTTGGTGTTTGTTGGTGCTTCAAAAGTACCTTCAGTTGTACGAGCAAAAGCACTTGTGCTTGCACTCTGTAGAACTGTTAGTGCTTCTGGGCTAACGACTGCAAAGTTACCTGCGCCACGACGTGTACGCTGAGCAATTTTGTTTGCAACGCGGTTGACTAGAACTGCAAGAGCTGCATGCTCGTCACCAACATATGTTGCTGTACCACTAACTGCGGCCTGGTTAAAAGTCTCTTCTGTTGCTGCTAGTGAGCGAAGTGAACCTAGAACCTCTTGGTCGATTTCAGCGGTAATTTCTTGTGCTAGGGCAGCCATAATTTCTGCCTCAACATCGATACCGTGCATGGACTGTGCGTCCTGTGCGGCTTCAAATGTCCAGCGAGCCTGCAACTTACGTGTCTTGGCTTCTACTGGTTGCTTCAAGATTTGGATTGAGATCTGGTTACCACCGTCACCTTCCATACTAGCAGTAGCACCTGCACGACCTGTTGTGCTTGTTGCACTGGTTGTGCCGGAATATGCTGTTGCAATCTTGAATGGACTTAGTGCTTCATCACCAGCTACTGTATCTGTATCGAATGGTGAGCTAGCTGTTGAAGTAACAGTCTCAGCATAACGAACACGTAGAGTGTGAATCTGGCCAACTGGGCCCTGCATTGGTTGAACACCAACGATTTCGTTGGCGATAACTGTTGGCATAACACGGCGGATAACTGGTAGGATAACACGGTTAAGTGTTGCTACGTTTCCGCTTGCTGTTGCGCCGGTTGATGCTGCCTCTGCGAGATACTTCTTAGTATTCTCTAGGACAACTGACATGCTGCTGCGACGTGAACCTTCAAGGCCCTCAAGTAGGGCGTCTTTGGTCTCATCCCAACGGCTTTCTAATAGTACATCTGACATTTTATGTCTCCTTTGGTACCTTACTTTAGGCCTGCCAACTGGCGTAGCTGAACAATATTACTATCATCCATTTTTTCTACAGCCGGTTGTGTTTTTGTTTGTTTATCCCCTGTTACCTCACGGCTCTCAGAAATTACTTCCTTGGTAGCCTTTGGTGCAGCACCGTCTAATACTGCGGGTAGATAACGATCGAAAGCATCTTGTAACTTACTTGTTTGTACGCTTTCTAGAAGGTCACGCATAATTGCGCCCTTATCTTTATTGAGCGTGTATAGAAGTTTGTCCATTGTTTCTTTGCGTGTAACGCTTTCTGTAATGGCTTCTACTTCACGCTCTTTACTCTCAATAATCTGCATCTTTTCTGCGTTTGCTGCTTGACTTTCAACTAGCTCTGCATCTTTTTCTTTAAGTGCAGCTTCTAGTTCACGAATTTCTTTGTTTTCGTTGAGATAGCTTCCGCTAAATTCACTTGCAAATGCTTCGAAGATCTTGCGTCCAAAGGTATTTTCTTTGGCAGCTTCGATATCCTCTTTGAGTTGAGATAGTTCTTTTTTTAGATTGTTAGCAACTGACTCCTGAACAACTTTTGCTGACCGCTCAATAAACTTATCTTTGAGGGTTGCAAACTGTTCACGAGCTTCTTTAACAAGACGTACTTTTGTTTCTACAACATCGTTACGATCTTCCTGGAAGTCTCCAATTTCTTTTGCTAGACTTTCAATAACGAACTTTTCAAGGTTTCCAACAGATGCGGCCTGTGCATTGCGGTCTTGAGTTAGTTCTTTAATTTCTTCTGCTAGCTTGGTTACTAGGAACTTGTCAAAAGTGCTTGATGTTTCTTGCATCTTAGCAACAAACTTAGCACGATCTTCTTGGATTGCTTTCTTTTCATAAGCAAACTCTTCAAGTTCTTTTGTGAGATTTTCAGTCACCATACGATCTAAGGCCTCAACCATAACGGATTTGTCATGCGCATATCGACGAGCAAACTCCTCACGGAGTTCTGCCCTAACCAGTTCACGAGTTTCTGTAAGTTTGGAGTTCCAGGCTTCCTGGATTTCTAACTTAGTTTCCTCATTAATTAGGTCACTATCTAAAAGTGGTTTGATAGTATCTAGCATTATAGTCTCCTAGATCTTTAAGTCCCTGATAAGACGAGTTACCTCATCCTTCAAGTATTTTTGCACTTTGTTGTTGCTCCCTGCTTCGCGAGCAATTTCTAATGCATTGTGCCCATTACGCATATTCAATAAGCCTTCATATATGGCTTTGGGATATGCATTCGGAGCACTTGGTTGTGCCACAACATCTACTGTGACAATTTCGAAACCAGATACGTTACCAGAAGATTCGTTGACTTCGCCACTTCCTCTACTGCTAACGCCTAGTTTAACACCACTCTCCATCATGGTCTTTACTAAAGTTCCCATTGGAGTAGGTAATACTTTTAATTTTCCAAAGCCGTTTGGGCCATCCATCCACATTTCAGTAATCATATGGCTGACGCGATCTAAATTAATTTTAAGATCGTCGGGATGATCAACTTCACCAAGCACACTATTGCCTGTTTTTATTTGATCATTGAGCTGTGTAACGGCATTGGAAATCTCAGAAACAGGGTAAACACGCTGGTTGGCGTTCTTTACCCCTCCCTGAATACAAATGCCCTTCATATAGAGGTCCTTGCCTTCATTGGCAGTCTCAGTTACGATCCCAGCTTGATCGAAAGTAAGGTGTTCTCTAAGATAGTTCATATTATTGCCTTATCTTACGCTTTGCTCATCGTTGCGCCTTTTGGGTCGGCTGCGTCTGTTTGTACGGCTGCTTTAGGTGCACTTCCGCCTGACTCTGCTGCTGAACCACTTGAGCTAGCTACTTTGCCGCCCATGTCATTCTTTTTAGCAACTGGGCCTGAGCTTGCATCGCCTTCTTCAGAAGTTGACGGAGCAGCAACTTTTTCAGTGTACTCACGTACAAAAGTTTCTTCCATGTCATCTTCTTCTTCTTCAGCGTCAACTTCCATATCCATGTCCATTTCGTCGTCCATTTCTGGCTCTTCATCGCCGTCCATGTCCATATCCATATCCATTTCTTCTTCGTCTCCGCCCATGATCTTCTCAAATTCTGCTTTGAGTTCGTCAAGTGCATCTTCGAGGTCAACAACGCGATCTTCAATTTCTTCGTCGTCATCGTGGGCTGCTTCAATGGCTAAGCCTTGTTCATCAGCTTCGATGTCGTCGATCATATCGTCTGCTGCATCTCCGCCTAATTCTTCATCAAAGTCACTCTCTTCAACTGCTTCGTCTTCAGCAACTTCTTCTTGCTCATCAACAATTTCATCGTCAATAAGGTTTTCGTAAATATCGCGGCTGCGCTCTACTACGATTTCGTGGAAAAGCTCTTGTGCTTTATCTGTATCTTCTGCAATTAGTAGCTCAATGAGCTGGTTAAATTTATCTGACATTTTACGACTCCTTCGTTTAAGGCAAATGTATAATTTTATTTATAGTTTATAAAAATTTTAGGGTAATATGCCCTGTTTTGGGCTCAAAAAATTTACTATACAAAGAATAATTGCTATTTTTGTTAAAAGTCAAAAAAAACCGCCCATCTTATTGCTAAGTGGACGAACATGTTGGCGCCTTAATCCCAACTTGCGAATTATTATAGTTATCTATTCAGCTGCTACAGGCACTGAGTATTGCTTTTTTATATTAGTTAATTCTTTAGCATATTCAGTAATTTTTACATCACTTAGCATACGCAATCGGTTTATCTGCTCTAGTGTAAGTCTGGTCTTACGAGTATCGGTTTTTTGTGCAACAGACATATCTTCCTTTGGGTGTACTTGCAAAGGATTCTGCTTTTTGTCCGATTCTATTAGGCTTTTTAATTTCATAGTATTATTTATGCTGGAACTTCAGTTGGCGGTGGTGTTCCTGGGATTGGGCTTTGTGCTGATCCGGTTGGACCTCCTGGTGCGCTAGCCCCTTCTCCTTCTGGCGCTTCTACGCCCTCTTCTCCACCACCCTCTTCTGGCACATCAGGCACAGCAAAGTTATCTAAATCACTTTCGATACCACCTGGTGTAATACCAACACTACGCATGTTTGGCGTGTCAGTTTCTGGTTCGTCATTTTCTTCAGCCCACTGTCGTGCGTTTTGTGCAAGTTCTTCTTCTGTTAGTCCTAGGTATCTCTCTAATAGGAAACGTTTACTAAAGTATGGATACGCTTCTAGTGCTGTAAATGTGCTAATCTTAGCATTATCTACTTCAGTTTCTCTGAACTTAGCAAAGTTTTGTGGAGGGTTAAGGCGTAATTCAAAACTTGAATTGTCTAATTCCAAACCTCTCCAACGCAAGAACATTTTGAACTCTCTGTCAAATGTCTTACTGACAAGACGCTGTAGTCTTTTACAGTATTCATTAAATCTATACTCTTGAATAAGAGCTGTACCTACCCTACCATCATTATATCCTGTGGCGCCTTCGTCTGGTCCTGTTGGCAAGTAACTGATTGGGATACGCAATCCTCTGAATAGTTTGTTAGTGAAGTATTTGAGATCATCAATCTCACCCAAATTAGTGCCGCCTGGTAGTGTTTCAACTTTTGAACCACGCCCTTCTGATGTTTGGGGGAAGAAGTAATCTTCGTTAGTTGATAGTGGATTATAGGTGGTATCCATAATATTAGTGCCACCACCTGTTGTGCTTGGAATTCGTCTTTGATGTATTTCATTTTTTACACGCTCAACAAAAGCCATGGCCATATGTGCTGGCATGTCACCAACATCAACATAGAACACACGGCGTTCTGGAGCACGTTGGATACGATAGATAATAATCGCATCTTCTAGTAATTCTTTTTGTTTGAAAACTTTGAATACGTTTTCTAGTATGCTGTTACCAAAGGGCCAGTTTGTGTCTAAACCTTCTGTGAGACTAGCATGTACAACGTGTTCTGAACCAATAGCTTTTTCGTTAATAGCATTATCAAATCTGCCGCCGCTCATAGAACCAGCACTGGTGTACACATTACTGGGCTGTACATATCCAGTCTGTTTGTGATCGCCCTGACGATGATAATCATCAGCATGTGTGGCTTGTGTAGCAGTTAAATTCTGGAAGTTTGGATTGATGTCTTTGACAACATACTGCTCTGGCTCTTTGCCTTCGCTCTCGTTTACAATAATCTTTGTAACTTTGGTCATGTCTACCCAGAACAGTTCAAATGTTTCTGGATCTCTAATAAACACTTGATCGCCATACTTGAGTGTGTTACGGAACATCTTAAACAGTCTTTGATTAAAGTCGTTAAGATTATTCCAGTTAATCAACTGCTTGCTTATTGTTTCTACTTCGTTTTGACTGGGCTCTTCATGAAAGTGAATATCCCATCCAGTGTTATTCTCGTCGTTTGACTGGGTACAAAACTCAGCAAGAATGTCCAGTGCGGCGTTGATTTCACTGTCGACATCCATGTTCTCATACTGGCTGTAACGCTCAATACGGTTTGGATGCCCAACATAAACTTCAGGCAACTGACTTGCATAGTTTCCGAACTTTACGTCACTATTACTGCTACTAGGTCCTGCATTTGATAGCGGACTCTGATTAACAACTTTAAAATGTTTTTTCCAACTCATAACTTATTATAACACCTTCTTACTATTTACCCTAATTTAACCTGTGTTCATTTTAACTTCATCAAGGGCTTCTAGTTGCCGCATACCAACACTATTAACACTTCTATCAATCATACTATTGCCTGCAGCAATTTGGCTTAGTAGTTCTCTGTCCTGACTAGATAGACTCACAACATTGGACGAACTAACTGGCACTGATTGTATTTGTTCCATAGCCGCATCTTCTGGTCCAGCACCACCAAATTTAGCCATTCGATCTGCAAGTCCATCTAGTGTGCCATCTCTAATTGCATTGGCATGGGCGGCAAGCATGTTGGACATTTGGTTTTCTGTTATGGCTGCAGGTGCGGCAGTACTCATTGCATGTGTACCAGTACTAGTTGGCAGTGTTAGTGTTCCTGTATTAACAGGGTTGATGGCATCTATCATGTCGCGATACAAACTACCAGAATTAATAGGATTACTTGATTGTGCGGTTCCATCACCACGACCACCACTTGATTGAGGAGTGGCACTAGTACCTGTTACTTGTCCATCTATATAATTAATTACTTCATTAACTTTTTCAACTAACGCCCCCGTTCCTTTCGCCGCGTTTGTCATCATACCCATTATAAATTGATTAGTTTTAATAACTCCTGAGCCTATAGGACCGCTGATAGCATCTGTCATAGCCATGCTTAGTTCTCGTGCCGCTTGTTGCATAATTGTTTGCTGATTAACCATAGCTGTTGTGACTTTACCAGCTTTCTCAAATATTTTTTCCTGATCAGCAATTATACGGTCAATTGTGCCTGATTCTACTTGTGTTGCTACTTTTTGCAATCCTAAATATGACTGTTCTAGCACAGTGCTTAAGGTTCCCATATTTACACCTGCTAGTGAAGCAGTGGATTGCAGCTCTGCCATCGCACCCTGCTCTCGTCTTAAAGCTTCTGGGTCAAGACCAGCAAGCATATCTGCAAAAGTTCTATTCGTTTCTCCCCCTGTTTGTTTAATTGTACCCACTTGATCCTTTAAAGCATTTGTTAATCCCGGCATCTGCGTTGTCAATAAAGCTCCTGCTTCAGACATTGCACCTCCACTTTTGTATATTTCCAGTGCAAGTTTTGCCATACCAGGTCCAAACTGTCCTTCTAATTGCTTGTATAAAGATGTCATTTGTGTACGTACTTTATCGTTCGCTCCAAACAAAGTCGCTTGGAGTGTAACATCTTTTTGGGCTGCCTTCATTTTTTCTCGTTCTTGCTGTAGTGTGGTTCCATTAATTTTAGCTAATTGGCCTTCTACATGTGCTCTTTTAAATGTTTCTCTGGCAATTAAATCTCCGCTTCGTGCAACTTCGTCAAAACTCATACCAGCCAACATAAGTCGCTCAATAGTTTCTGCAGTTCTCACACCCTGCTCTTCAAAACCTATTCCCATTCTTAACATAACTGGACCTGACTGATCCCTCACAATCTTATTAAGCCTTGCAAATTCCCTGGCGCCCTGATTTGTGCCGCCTCCAAAAAGTGACATCGAATCTGCGCTTTGTTGCATTACTTTTGTAAGCTGAGTCATACTAAGTCCTGCAGCATTGGAAATATCTCGCATGTTATCCATGCTGTAACCAAAATTAAAACCGCTCTGAGCAGCAGTATTATATGCATCAGCCTGCTTGGCCATTGCGCCACTTATTAGTCCTACGCCAGCTGTTAGTCCATTGGCAACTTTGCCAAGCATGCCTGGAAGAACTCGGGTCATTGATCCCGCTACCCGGTTAATTTCACCCATGGTTTGTGACACACTTTCGCCTGTGATACTGCCAAATCTGCTAGCAGACCGGGTCATGGAGTCCATTAGGCTGGACATGCCACGGCCAACCGCGGACATTCCGCTTGCGGTAGCAGCCACAGTCTCACTTAGTCCACCAAAACTACCTGATAGCTTGGTTATACTGCTTCCTGCTTGTCGTGAGCGTGAGTTAAGTGCTTGCACACCCTGACTATCAGCGGCGCCGCCATCACCAGATTGTGACTTAATGGCAGCTAAAATACTGCTAAGAGTGCTATCTTGAGCAGCATTATCTGCAACAACTGTTCCAACTCCTGGAATATCTACTGTGACTGCCAATTTTTAAATCCTAGTTATATACGCATATAAATACAACTACGGTATATATAATGTATTTACCACGGAGAATGACACAGTGAGCATAGAATCCCCCACACCAGAAGAACTAAAAGTTATGCAGGAGACTCTGCAACGAGCACAAATGCAACCACAGCAATCTGGTAATCCACTAAGTGGATATATGAGAACACCACAGATTTACCTTAGTTTACCCAGCAAGGGTAAATTTTGGAAACCTGGTAGCATTGATATGCCAGCTAATGGCGAACTACCAGTACTGGCAATGAGTACCAAAGACGAACTTATACTTAAAAGTCCTGATGCACTGATAAATGGCCAGGCAGTAGTAGACGTTATTGAGCATTGTATACCAAATATTAAAGATGCCTGGGAAATACCAGTGTGCGACTTTGATGTTATTCTCATAGGTATCCGTATTGCCAGTTATGGCGAGCAAATGGAATACATGAGTACGTGCCCAGAATGCAAGGAAACTAACGAGTATGAAATAGATCTACGCAGATTTATTGACATGACAGTAGACATATCTGGTTATGACCATATGACTGAATATCGAGATCTAAGAGTAAAACTTAAACCTACAACATATCGTGCAATTAATAGCAGTAACATGGAACAGTTTGAACAACAACGCATGCTTACAGTTGTAAATGCTACTGATTTAACTGAAGAAGAAAAACTCAAACAGTTTAACGAAGTTTTTTCCAAACTTACTGATCTAAACGTCCGACAGATGGCAGAAACTGTAGAGTATATTGAAATGCCAGATGGAACCCTGGTATCTGACAGATTTTTCCTTAATGAGTTTATAGAGGGTGCTGACAGGAAAATTATCGATGTTGTGCAAAAGCATCAGAAAGTAATCAACGACGGCGTGCCTGAAAAAAACATCCCCACACAGTGTCCTGACTGTCAGCACAGTTATACAACACCATTTACGTTTGACCAATCAAATTTTTTCGAATCCGTATCCTGACCTTGAGCTCTGACGAAATCCAGAAATTACTGGATGGTTATGATCAGGATACGAAGAAATTTAAGAAGAGGCTCTTGGAGGCATGCTGGTACATGCGGGGCGGTCTCAGTTACAGCGAGCTACTGAATCTAGGTGTAAACGATATTCCAATTATAGAAGAAATTATTAAAGATAATCTAGAAGTTACTAAAAAGAGCGGATTGCCGTTCTTCTAAGTGATCTGGGTGTTTTTATCATCACTTGTCACGTACTCTTCAGCACGTAAAGTAAGTTTATTACCTATGCTATGTGGTTTTAAGGCAGCATCACCTTTGATATACGTGAGTTCCACCTTATCAAATAAATCAAATTTGAATCCCAAGTCCTGGATTTTGTCAACAAATTCAATAAAAGCACTTTCAGCTTCGCTTTTTGTCCTTTTATCTATAGCATCCATATATATATTCCTTTTTAGGTTTAGTATTTACACCTGGATAATACACTTATTATAACTTACTATATAATTCTGTCAACCTAAACGGATGAACTACGTTCATCCAAACACTTCACTAACGTTCCGTGTTTGATCTCTTAATAACTTGATCTCTTATAATTTGATATTACCAAAGTGTTTCAGTCAGACGGAACCAATCCAAGGTTCCGTCGATTCTGGTGACATTACCGTCGTTTATCCAGCATCCGGAAGTAGGTATTTTTGGCTACTCTATGGGCTCTGACCTTTCCCAACCTACGTCGATATCACGTATTTCTACGCTATCCCCAGCCTCGTTCCTAGTGCTAAAGGGTTTTCTAGAGTAATTTTTGCCCGCAACTCGCCAGTTCCAACCGCAGAAGCAGTCTCAAGGCGTTGATTCAGGGTTGCTATGTAAGCCTATTTGTTAGATTCTGTAAGTATTTTTTGACTCTGATGAACACGAACACGTATATGCCCGTTATACCATTCATCTGATTCTAAAACACGGTGCCTAAATTGTTCTCTTGCTTCAATGTAACTACACTCTCCCTTGCTGTAACAATAGTAGAGTATCTCACGTTTAAAGCAGCTTTTGCCGAGTGCTTCGATGTCTGCCGTTAGTGCGTCTGATGAGCCATAATAATCACGCCAGTCTGATTCCACAGTAGTGCGCCGTTTGTTTTTTCTGCCTTTGAGGGGTGGTTTAGATCGCCTAAATCGTGCCAGTTTTTTGCCAATGTATCGTCTGTTATTTGTAGTGTTAGTAATCAAGTAGACAAAACCTACTATGTCTTCTGGTAATTCGTCTACTGGTTGATCCTTGTATAACCACTTCATGTTTATTATATATCCAGGAGCTACCAACTGGTTGCATATTCCTGATTCACAATTCTACCTCACGCTGCCATTGATTTTTAAAACTATTTTCCACTGCACTACATGTTCTTTTGCAAGTTGGATTGGGTGTATCAGTATTCCATGTTGCTTGCACATCTGCCATTTGTAATGTATTATTTAAATTATTGCCTAACCAACAGCAAGGATGTGCATCTCCAGTTGCACTTATATACACACTTGATTCTTGTAAAGCCATACAGTTGATACTGCCCTGTTCTATTTTAGGATTTTCATAACCATCTGGAAATTCCAAACCATCTATAAAGGCTCGTTTACTTACTTTTGCTCTAAACCAGGCAAACCCTAGCGTTTTTGCCAATTCCATACACTCATCAACCTGATGCTGATTGTGTTTGTAAACTAACATGTCCCAGTGAGCTTCCCCCCCAGCGTTGATATAACTTGTACAGTTGTCAATTAATTTTTTCCAGATAACATTACGTCTGTAGATATGATTTGTGTCTTCTAATCCATCTATACTAAAAACCACATAGTCTGTAGGCATTGTAAAAATACCAGCAAGCTCTTTCCACCAATTAGTGGACTGTATAGCACCGTTGGTGTTCATTCCTAATGTAATGTTTGGATTTACGCTCCTAAAGTAACGATAAATTTCCAGTGTGTTGGCACCTGCAGCAGGATCCCCATAATTGCCGCACATAAACATTTTATCCAAACTCTGGATATCAGTGCTACTTAACTTTGCTTGTATCTGGTCTACAGTTAAATGATTGTGCAAGTCTGTAAATAGTGGATTTGTAGATCTACTACACAGTGGACATTTGGCTTGACATACGTCAGTTGGCTCTAAATGAAGTACTTTATACAACTTCTACGTCCGTGTCATAACTGGTGTAGCCATTCTCTTTTACAACTTTAAGCAGGTTGTTAACTCTGCCTGTAAGCTCATCCTTGTGACTAACAAGCCAAATACTCTTGTTGCGGTCTCTTGCCATCCGTTTAAGTACTGCTAGTGCACTCTCGACTCCACTAACGTCCATTCCACTGTCAACAACTTCGTCAATAAACAACAAGTTGATAGGATGATATAGGCTTTCCCAAACGTCTCGGAACGCCCAACTTAAACTTAAAATAAGTCTATTACGCTCTCCTCTACTAAGGTTGTCAAAGTCTAGATCCCGCCCCAGTTCCTGTATTTCTACGCCTAGGTCGTTCATAAAACGAACTGAATGAGGCAATCCCATCTTGTCAAGATAATGAGTTAATCGAGCATTCAAGAACTGCAAGTTCTGATCAATAATACGTTTGCGTATGAAACTATCTTTATTAGTTAATAATTTTAATAAGAAGTCCTGGTGATCGCGTATACGTACTAGTTCGTTAACTGTATTCCAGTCAACAGGCTCAACACCAGTTTGTGTCATCTCCACGATTTGTTCTGCGTATGGATCGACTTCATTACTGCGATTTTCTAGCTCTTTTGCTAAACTATCCAAACTACTACGGTGGTTATATGCATCATCAATTGTATCATAAAATACTTTTGGAGCAACTCCCAACACACCTTCACTTAATATTTCTAAATGATCCGCACGTTGCGTTTCATTAGCAAGTATAGACATAGTTGCTTCTTGTCTAGTAGTTGCTTTACTAGCCAAAATTTCTTCCTGCTTGCCGTCGTGAATTTCCTGACCACAGGTACTGCATTTATGTTCTTCAAGTAGTGCAATTTCTTTATCTAGACGTAGGATTAACTTTTCTTGCTTGGTATTATCAGTGTCAATTCCAACAATCCAACGCTCTGCTTCTTCTCGCCGTTTCCTTTGTGCATAAAAATCTTCTAGTAGTTTATGATTAGCAAGCTCGCTATCAATATCAATGTGTGCTAGATCCTCAATGCCAGACTTTAGTTTTTTTACGTCCTCGTCACGTTTAGCATGCCAGAGACGCTGACGTTTCTTTAGACTGTCAATCTGCTCTTCAACTCGCTTGTTTGCGTCTTCAACTGCCTTAACACGATACTCTTCTTCAGTAATCATGTCCTTTGTTTTTTTATTCAGATCTTTAAGTGCATCTGCTTTTTCACTTAACATAGTGATACCCAGCATCTGTTCAATTATATCACGCTGATCATTTGCACTTAAACTAAGGAATGGTTGCGTATAAGTGTTAAGCGCAACCAGATGCTTAAACATCTCATGACTCATGTGCAACAATTTGTCAATATAGTGTTGCGTTTCTCTACTGTCGCCTTGTTGTTCTTCAGTTTCAACTTCGCCAACCATAAACTTGAGTACGTTGGGCCGACGGCCACGTTCAATACGATACGTAATGCCGTGTAACTCAAAGTCAACAGTAACCATCATAGACTTGCCGTTGGTCTTATTAACTAGGTTATCTTTTTTAATATTAGTTAATGCTTGACCGTAGAGAGCATAACTGAGTGCGTTGATGATTGTGGTTTTACCCGTGCCATTTCTGGCGCCTAAGTCGTCACCTCCTTGATCTAAGTTTTCACCCAGCACCAGAGTTAAGTCTCTACGGTCAAAGTCTACAGCCTGAGTTTGATTGCCCACGCTCATAAAATTCTTTACGGTTAGTGTATTAAGTTTAAACAAGTTTCAATTTCTTTCGTGTGTTTGAACCATTCTCTATAGTCGTACGGAGGTATTTCTTTAATATTATACTTTCTTTCGAGCCAAAAGAGCAAGTATCCTTGATCATGCAAACTATAATCGTCTAACTCAACATGATTTTTCGTTTCTAATGCGTCCTTTACTATATTAACTAGTTCCTCGGCTTTATAATATTTGTTGTTTGATTCTAAGAATCCGTTGTGAAGCTCGTATGCTTTGTCTTTATCGTAAGAACCAACTACTGTTGACAACTGCTCTAACACTTTATCAAAGTTTACAAACAAATCACTTATGTTAATGTTAGTACACTCGTCTAACGGTTTAAAGTTATTAATATAGTAGTCGTTGTTTTCTTCGCCATAGTGATACATTAGCGTGTACTGTTCTCTTTTTTCCCACCACTCACCATCAAATATAAATTGTTTTCCTTGTGCTTTATATTTGCAGGTTTGTGTTACAATACTTTTACTTTGCTCGTCAATACACATCCTAATTATAGGACTGTTTGGAAATCTTTCAGTTATGGGTTCTATGTAATCTTTATCAATGCCGCTGTCCACTAGCAATATATCATCTCTAAAAAGTTTTATATTATCCTCATAATGAGTCCAAGTTGATTTTGGAAAGTCGTGGCTGTTACCATTTGCGCTGAATTTAAAATCTTTATCCGGAGTATCTATAGCATTAAAACATATGCTAAGGAGTACGTTGATAAAGTTTCCAAATCCACCACTTGGATAATGTATAATAATAGGCTTTATCATAGGTTTCGGTAAATGTCTAACATAAGACTTTTGTCATACTGCGGACTGTCTAGTTGTGTGAGATGTGATGTAACAATACTGTCCACACTTTCAAAGTTAACTTCTCCTTGAAAACTCTGAGCATGCTCTTCTGAGCCTACCCTGGGGATAATACTAAGTTCTCGTAATCCAAATTCTGGAATAAATTGTTCCTTAATAAAATTTGCTTCTTCATAACTAATGTCAACGTCTAGTTCAACACGACAATACATGTTTGGCTTCAAAACAGTGTCTGTATTTTCAAGTACATCACTTAATAAAAAGCGACGATACTTTGGGGCGTCGGGCCATTCAATATATTCAGGCTCACCGCCCCAGTCTAGCACCATCGCGCCGCGAGCGTCATCACCAGCATCCGCGTAGTTGTGTGGGAAACTATTACCAATGTATGTAATATTTTTTGCTGTTTGGCGTTTATGGAAGTGACCAGTAAACACCGTTTCACTTTTTAAATCCTCACGCCGTAAATCACCAACATCAGGCATGCGCACCATTGCGTTCATATAAAAGCTAGGCAATTCTAAATGCCCAAACATGTATTTGCATTCAATTTTAGATACCTGAGCAAACTCTTTGCCAACCAGCCAGGGCATAACACAAACATCACCTTCCTGCGTAATGTCGTCAAATAAGCGCACGTTATCATATTTTTTAAGCCACGCTATACTATTCATCTCCCTGGTGTCACGATAATATTCATCGTGATTGCCAGGCAAGAATACCACCTGCGTAAACGCTTCACTAAGTTTGTCAAATGCTTGTATACTATAGTTAAGCGTACTAATATTGATACTGGCACGGTTATGATGCCAGTCTCCTAGAAAAACACATGTCTCTGCTTGTTTAAGTTTTCCTTGTTCAATAACAAAGTCAATAAAATCTAAACAATCTTGATTGTGTGTTTTACTATTTGACTTTAGGCCAAAGTGAATATCCGTAAAGAATATTGCCTTTTTAAATAAGTTCATTTAGTTGCGTTCTCCGAGAAACTATTATCTGTAGAGGATTTTACACCAATGGATATTTGTTCCGCTGTAAAGGAAGTTGGACAAAATTTGCATTGCTCAATAGGATTGTTAATGTTGTCAATAAAGTTGTTGAACTCAGTATCATTACAATCATGGCTAAGAGGTTTGTAGCTATTAAGTATTATATAATCTTCTGCGCTGATGTCGATATTTTTTAATTGGTCTATTGCTGTAGGCAATGAATACGGAATATTACACTTGTATAGTTCTCCGGCTATAAAATGATGGCAAGTTTTGCTATAACAGACATCATGTGCAAGATCCGGATCGCTAGTGGAATCTACGTATAACGAACCATCTGCTCGCGCTTTCAACGCAGTGTTGTTAAACGACCAACTTTTAACAAGTTTGTACCAAATTTCACCATCAACTTTATATAAAATTTGTTGGTAAAAGTTTTTTAGATTAATTCCAATACCATCTAGCTCATCAGAGATCCATTCGTGGTTAGTGGGATTTGTAATATCTACAACTTGATCAGGCCAATCCTCGCCTTTTATAATATTATAATTTGTATTCCATTCTGTGATATCAAATTCTATCTCATAATTACAATCAGGCAAAAAGTTTATAATATCCTGATGCATAGTATCCCAATAGTTAATATCATGACAGGACAGGTGTATCCAAACTCTGCCCTTATATTTTTGGAGTACTTCTAATAATTGTGTATCCTTACGTCTGCTCCCATTTGTGGTTATTTCAATTATAGCATTAGGCCAAAGTTCAGCAACTCCGTGTACCCAATTATAGAGTTCCGGATTTAAAAAAGGTTCTCCTCCTAGTATTGCTATAGTGTTAATATCCAATCTATCTGCAAAATTTGCATAGGCAACCTTGCAGTCTTGCCATTTCTGAAAACCTTTTAGATTATAGTTGTTAAATCTATTACAATTACCACATGTATAATTACATACATTTGTTATATAAAACTCTGCATACGGAAGTGTGGGCTTATGATTTTGCATCATTGTTCTGAAACTGTCGGGTATAACTGGGATTCAGTCCATTCTGTTCCAGTATGTCGTCTCTGATATTTTGACCCTTCTTTTCCAGGTTAAGCACTCTGGTAAAACTGTTGGTGATTGTTGCAGTGTAGTAAGCAAAAGGATTGTCACTTTTGTCTTCATTAAACTGTAATCCCATATAGCACAACTGAGCTATAGCAGTGCCCTGCATTTCATCATTGTAGGTGTAGTTGCGCCAGTTGTATCTGGTACCATACCTCTCCACAAGTTTTAGGAACATCATTGCCAGGTTTTTTGTTATCTCACCACCTTCTGTGGTAAAGTGTCCGTTCTCCATCCCACCAGTCCAGTGGCTTTTGCCCACACATATTAGTTCGTCGTTTTCGTCAAATCTAAAATGCTGATAGGGAGGAAAGTTGAGTTTAACATGATGATCCATTACTGTTTTAGGATTCTTTTTTCTACCAGGCTCAAGTGGAATATGGTCGTAGGACATAATTCTAAATACTAGATCATACTTGTCTATTTTTTTCCAGTCGATTGCAAACTGTGCTTGTTTTACCTGTTGGCCTTGCAGCACAGCTTCTTCATAAGCCTGTTTGCCCAGTCTATCGGCACGATTACGTTTGGCCTGTGCAACTGTACGTATGTTTACACGCTCTAAACTAGGTAGAATAATGTCATACTGATTATCGTTATCAGGGTCTACGTAGCTGCTAAAGGAATTTTTGGACTTGTGTATTTCCTTTAACAGGTCTTTGTTATTAAGATACTTTTTACGTCGCATGTTAATCCTTTATAATATACTACTATTATACTGTCTATAAATACAAATAGCAAATTATAAAAGGTATATAATGGCAAATTTATTTGATAATTTAGGTAGCAAGATATTTAGTAGATCAACAAGAATTGTTGATGAAGGGCTAAATCGTGCTATTCCTGGTGATAATTTTATTGCAAAAAGTGCCAGGTCCATTATAGGAAGTCAAGCGGAGAGGTTACTTTCCAATGCGTTAAACCCAGGTGGTGCTAGTTCCAGGGGCAACACACAAGCAAACGTAAGTTTTAATGCTGAAAATGACATACGTGCAAGACTTGCACTAAGTCCACAGAGTGGGCCATTATTTTATAAAGATGGCAGTAATCAACTTATGGCACCACTTGGACAAACAGATGGTGTGGTTTGGCCATATACACCAAATATAAACGTTAGTTACAGTGCAAGTTATGCCGGACAGAACCCTAGTCACACAAACTATACACAACAGAGCTATGGAATGAGCTCAGTTGATCAAATTAGTGTTGTAGGTCAATTTACAGCAAATAACCAAGACGAAGCCAGATACTTGCTGGCTACACTCTGGTTCTTAAAGAGTGCAACCAAAAGTTTTTACGGCGCCGACCAAAACAGAGGCACGCCGCCGCCGGTGCTAAGATTTAGTGCGCATGGGGTCCACATGTTTAAGAGCGTGCCAGTTGTAATTACAAACACAGTACAGGATTTTGAAAGCAACGTTGACTACATCGATACACCACTGCAACCAGGCAGCGGATCAATTGGTAATATGACACGAGTGCCTACACTTATAACAATTAACGTTACACTACAGCCGGTTGTTAGTCGCAGTGCGCAACAACGATTTAGTTTGGAAAACTATGCCAAAGGTAGATTGGTTGGTGGTAGCAGAGGACTAGGAGGTACTCCATAATGGCAACGGTTGAATACGAGCAAGATAGTCCTTATGCAAACACAGAAATGCACGGCAACTATTTGGATGTCATGACTTTTAGGCCTATCCCAAAATTAGACGATGATGTAATTTTTACTATTACTCAAACATATAAAAATCGGCCAGACTTACTTGCTGCTGACCTGTACAATAACTCCAATCTCTGGTGGGTATTTCAGATACGTAATCCTAATACTCTACTAGATCCAATATATGATTTTGAAGTTGGACTTAAAATTTATATTCCAAAGCAAGAGACACTAGAAAAAGCACTGGGGATTTAATATGGTTGGTACACCAGACCTAAGAGACTTTTTGGGCGTACCGTTTGATCAGATACCCAAGGCGGTTCTCGACGCTGCTGAAGAAGCTGGTACAATTACAGATTTCGCTGTTAATGACATTTCTGGCCACCCTAACCAAGGGCAACTAGAACCACTTTCAATTAACTTGGGTGGTGGAGAGCCGCCGTCTCCACCACCAGTTCAAACTATCCCCCCACAAGTTAATAATACGGCACAACCTGGGGGTGATGAAAATATTGTCACAGTACCACCTAATTCTCCTATACCTAACACTAATGACAATGACACTATTAACATTGATGACGATGAGATAGGATCACCTAACACTATTGGAACGCCTAGAACGCCAGTACAATCTGGAGGTCCTGGCGGAGAATTTGACACAAATCCAAGTCAAACTGAATTAAGTGAATCCTTTTCAGTAGACGAGGGCGACGAATCTCCCACTAATAGTAGTAGTAGTAGTAGTAGTAGTAGTAGTAACAAGCCTGGAACCACAGTACAATCTGCTAAATCAGCTGCAAGTAAAAAAACCAGAGGCAAAGGCGCTGGACTACAAGCAGACTTAAATGTAAAAATTGATCCTAGACCAAATGAGCTAGACAATTTTAGTAGTTACACATATAACGTTGCACTCTATATGCTAAAACCGAAAGATTACGTAAAAATGCTGAAAGCGCCTAAAAATGTAGCGCAAGCAGCCAAGGCCTTGCTTATGCGGCAAGGCGGTACTGGAGGAGATAGAGAACTAGCTGAAGAATTTCAGAACACTGAGTTTTTTATTGACGACTTAACTTTTGATAACATTGGATCAAATCCTAGTACACGTACTGGCAACACAAATGCAATTAATATCAAGTTTGCAATTGTAGAACCAAATGGGTGTACACTTATAGAAAGATTAAAGAAACAAAGTGAGCTTAGTTTAGAAGAAGAGCAGAGTTACTTACACACACCCTACTTGTTAGAAGTAAAGTTTAAAGGATATGACGAGCTAGGCAAGCCAAGTAATAATGTAGTAACGCCTAAATATATACCTATTAAAATGCAGAAGCTGTCGTTTAGTATAGACGCTACAGGAACAAATTATAGGGTTATTGCTGTGCCCTACCATCATGATGTGTTTAGTTCATTACGTGCTACCATTCCCGTAAACGTACAGGTAAGTGCTGGTAGTGTAGGAGATATTTTGGCTGGTGCTGCACAAGCATTTAAAACAGAAACCACTAGAATACCAGACGACAGTGAAGATGCAACTGATGAAGATTTTATTACACAAACAAAAGACGTATTGGGAGAAAAAGCAATTAGTTTGCCTGAGGCTGTAAACAATCACTATAAAGCACAAACTAGGCCAAGCAAAGTAAAAGATCCCAAAACCAAAAAAGAAGTAACTGTTCCAGCAAGTGCTGAAATAGCAGAAAGATGGGTATTTAATGTTGCTGATGATATAATGGACAGCAAACTAATAGGCTCGAGCATAGACGCCCTTAACACAACACAAAAAACTAAAAATGTTTATCAGCAGTATGGCAGTGTAATGAAAGGCAAGGTAAATCTTACAAAAGATAAAAAACTATTTAAAATTAATGCTGGAACCAGTGTTGTTAACCTAATTAACTATATTATTGTAGCAAGCTCTTATTTAAAAGATAATATTAAGCCGCTTAACCAGGCCGCAGCTAACAAAACTGAAACTGACACTCCTATAAAATGGTTTAAAGTTAATCCTCAAATTACAGACTTTATAGGCTGGGATAAAAAACAAGGAAAGTATAAGTTTGAGATTACTTGGACAGTGCAAACAGCTGGTGTATTTTACAACGACTATCCCTGGGCACCAAATACAAAGCCCAAAGGAGAAGGCGTTCATAAAATCTATGACTACATCTTTACAGGTGAAAACAAGCATGTTCTAAACTGTAGACTGGACTTTAACATGGCATACTATCAAGCAGTTCAAATGGGCACAGGTAATCCTGTAAGCGACAAGACTCCTAATACTCTGAGTCCACAAATTAAAGAAGTACCACAAAGTCCTCATGGACAAAATATTGCCAACGATGAGACAGTTGAAGACAAACGTGCTAAAGATCTTATGGGTACTATTCTCGATGATGGTACTGATATGCAGATGCTTAATCTAGATATAATTGGTGATCCTGCTTTCCTGCCCACCGGCGACAGTTTTTTTCAAGCACAGGGAAATGATAACACAGTTTACAGTACTCCTTTTATGCCAGATGGCACAATTAATTATGATCTAACCCCTCCTTATATTCAACTAAATTTTAAAACACCAACTGATTATGATGATTTAACTGGGTTTGCTGATCCTAATATTAATAAAAAATACGGAACATCAGAGTTTAATGGAGTATATCAGGTTCATAAAATAAGCAACTCAATGAGTGGGGGAGTATTTACTCAAAGTATTAGCGCAACACGAACTAAAATGCAACCTATTGCCGGAAAGATTGCTAGAAGTAAAGAAAGCCTTGAAAACAGAGAGCGTAAACAGTTTGCACTTGACACTCAAAACCAATCTCTGTTAACATTGTTACCATTACTAGGTGGTGCGACATCAGGATTAATCCCAAATGGAATTTCTGCAAAACTAACTAACGCTGCAAATAGTTCAATAACTAATATTGCAACTAATGCCATTCCAAAACTAGGTCAGGAATTAAATCAGACTGCAACTAACGTTGTGTCTGAAATACAACAAGCAGGCAATCAGATGCGAGACTTTTTTAACACGCAATTTACTGAGAGAGATGCAACCGAAACAGACACCCAATCGGGATTCGATGATGATAATATTGGACTATAAGGAGTAATCAATGCCAACTAATACAAGAGGTGGCGCTAAAGGCGGTGACCAGGACTTTAAAACACAAGATGTCCGGGGCGTACGGGAAGACAAAGGTGTTGTTATTGGTGTTGTTAAAGTAAACAGCCACCCCACTCGTTCTGGCACAATGATGGTTTTTGTGCCTACCTTTAGTGATCAAGCAAGAGAAGAAGATAAAACTCAATGGCGTAGTGTAAAGTACGCCACGCCTTTTTATAGTCGCACTTCACAAACCAATTCCAATGGTAAAACAATCGACGCTACTGGTGACACCGTAGAAGCAGTTAAAAACACAAGTGGGTTTGTATTTCCAGCACCAGATGTTGGAAGTAGAGTACTGTGTGTTTTTCCAGAAGGCAGAAATGCTGATGGTTATTATTTTGCTTGTGCGCCTGATGTCTATATGATACAAAGCCTACCTGAAAGTAGCGCAAGTAAGAACTTTACAAAAAATCCTAATTTAGTTAGACACGACAAGGCACCAACGCTGGAGTTTAACGATACTGATAATGATGTTGGTAAGATTACTAACTTTTTAACACCCAAACGTGCGCTTGATACCCATACTGCTGGCTTCCTAAAAGCTCAGGGACTGGACCAGGACGAAATACGTGGACTTACCAGTAGTAGTTACACCAGAGAAACTCCTAGTGAAGTTATAGGTATCAGTACAAAAGGCCGTAGGTTACTGCCAGGCGGACAAAAAATTGAATCCAAACCTAGTATTAATAAAGCATTAAATGAAGGAGGCACACTATCAGAGATAGATGCAAAGGGCGTAGAAGCAAGACATGCTCGTGCCAAAGGTCACGCTCTTGTAATGGACGACGGAGATATAGAAGGCAACAATTCTCTTATGCGTTTCCGTACAGCCGCCGGCCACCAAATACTGTTACATGATACTGAAGATTTAATCTACATTGCTAATAGTAAAGGTACCAGCTGGATACAAATTGACGGACAGGGCCAGCTGGACATTTACAGTCAGACTAATATAAATTTACGAAGTAGAAATATTAACATGCATGCAGACCAAAATATTAAAATGCATGCAGGCCAAACTGTACAGATAGTAGCAGGTGCTAACCTACACCTGGAAGGCACTAGTATGGCAAACCTATACAGTGACAAGGGAGCCACATTTATTCATGGCGGTTCTGCCGTTCATGTAAAAAGTGGCGGTGGTGTAAACATACAAGCAAGCAGCGGTATGAATCTAAAAGCAGGAGCCACTATTGCTATACAAGGCAGTTGTGTTGCGCTACAAAGTTCGGCTGCTGGTGCTGGAAAGCAAAAAAAAGCAGTACAATTGACCCTAGAAGATACTACGCCTGACACCAAAGGATTTTATAATAGTGGCAAAGAATTGCCAACCACTGTAGACAGAGTTCCTACTCATGAGCCTTATAAAAGCCATAACGTAGCAACGCCTCCATCTGTTTACGAGGCTGCTAATATTGACGATATAAAAAGCGGTGCAGATCTAACACCAGCTATACCAAAAGGCAAAGAGAAATTAGGCAAGACTGGTATAGAGCGAGCACTGGCCAATACAAACGACAAACTAATTCCAGCACTTAGTATAGTTCAACAAAATGCGGCTGGAATAGCAATGGGAAATCTTAACAGCAAAGTAACACGTAACCTGGCAGCAGGAGTAACCAATTTAGCTGGAAGCGGTGGGATGTCTAATTTTGTAAACAGTGTAACAGGCGCAGTTGGCAAATTTGGGGCAACTGTTGAAAATTTACAAAAAAATGGATTTGTTCGTCCTGAAGCACTATTTAACGGTCAATTGACAGATAGTAAGTTGTGGACTGGCAAAGATGGTATCAGTAGTGTAAGTAATTTTTTAAGCAATGATTTTACTCAAGAAAATATGTTTTATGCTGATACATTTAACAGTATGCAGGATGCATACAACAGCGGTGCTATTGACGAGTTTGACGATGAAGACACAATCGCAGGTATGACACTGGTAACATATGCCAGCGGCGATGCTGGCATTGCAGCAGATTATAGACAAGGAAACTATATTGATCCTAGGCCGCTAGCAGGTACTACTATAGTGCCGGATAATAATGATATGACTAGCTATTACGACGACTATTTTCACACTGGTGTTGCAGCAAGTAAACAAAGCAGTACTGAAGATGGTCTGGGTTACAGTTCAGGCTGGTATGAAAATATTAGTGGAGACGATAGTGCTACAGGTGCAAGAACAGTAGTAACACGTGACCCAGGGAAAAATGAAACTACTACAAAAGTTACAACTAGCGGAGGCACTACAACTCAGACAATAAAAACTGTATCTGGTGGCGGATCAATTACTCGAACGGCCGATGCCGCAAGTAGAGCTAGAGACGAAGCACAGTTAGCGTCTGAAAGAATAGCAGACGAAAACAGAAGAAAACAAATTGCTAGAATAAAAGCAGAGACTGGGTTAAGTGGATCCGCCCTATTAAAAGAAGTACGACGCAGAGAAAATAATGGCACATTATAAGATATGGGTATGTAACGGGTAAATACGGTATGGCATTATACAAAGGATATAGTACACTAAACAGTGAGTTTACTGGCAGTAAACTTGAAGATATAGAGTTGATTAAACGTGACTTGCTGAATAATTTTGGCATTCGGCGCGGTGAAAAACTAATGAATGCAAACTTTGGTACTAGTATTCAAGATATTATTATGGATCCACTAACAGAAGACACTAAAAATTTAATATTAGACGAAATTCAACAAGTAATCGACTACGATCCCAGGGTAGAACTACAGGAACTTATTGTGGACGAGTTACCACAAGGAAATGGTATCGGTGCCCAAGTAAGTTTATTATATGTTCAACAAAATCAAACAGAAACTATGCTTGTTAAGTTTTTGAATGTAGACGGAGTAATGAATACTTCCAGTGAGATTTTATAATATTAGTAGATAATTAATGCCATAAATACTTAAAATGGATTGTTAAACATGGCATCAACTGCACGACAGAGTAACTTATTTGCTAGCGAAGACTGGACTAAAGTCTATGAAACCTTTAGGGAAATAGACTTCCAGGCCTACGACTTTCAAACTATAAGAAAAACAATGATAGACTATCTCAGGACATACTATCCTGAGGATTTCAATGACTACATTGAGAGCAGTGAATATATTGCACTTATTGATCTTATTGCATATATTGCACAAAGCCTGAGTTTTCGTGCAGACTTAAATGCTAGAGAAAATTTCCTAGAAACAGCAGAACGCAGAGATAGTATTCTTCGAATTGCGAAAATGCTTAACTATCAGCCTAAACGTGCACAAGTCGCACGTGGTTTACTTAAATTTCAGGCAGTACAAACCACAGAAAATGTTATTGATAGCAACGGCAATAATTTGCAAAACACACAGATTTTTTGGGGCGATAATACAAACCCTGACTTCTTGGAACAGTTTACAACGATCCTCAATGCTAGTTTTAATAAAACTCAGAGATTTGGCAATCCTTCCCTTAGTACCACTATAGTAGGTATCCCCACGGATGAATATCAGATTAGTACTGTGCCTAATACTGTTAGTGTTTACCCTTTTGAAACAGACCTCGGCGGCAATACATTTGGGTTTGAGATCGTTAACGGAACTCATGCAAATACAAACTTTTTATATGAGGTAAGCCCAAAGCCTGGGAATACACTAAATTGTATCTACAAAAACGACAGTCAAGGGTTTGCCAGTCAAAACAATGGCTTCTTCTTTTATTTTAAACAAGGCCAACTGCAAACTGTAGACTTCAACATAAATGAAAGTTTACCCAACCGAATTGTTGAATTGGATACTAATAGTATTGATAATAATGATGTTTGGTTATACCAACTTGATGAGAATGGTTTAGAAGGCAAACAATGGATTAAGGTCCCTGCTATTAATGGAACTAATGTAATCTATAACAGCCTTGCCAAAGACAGTAATACACAATTTGCAGTAAACAGCAGATCAGCAGACCAAATTAGCCTCTCGTTTGGGGATGGGGTGTTCAGTGATATTCCGGTTGGAAATTTTCGTGCGTATTTTAGAACTGGCAACGGTTTAACTTATAAAATTACTCCCCAAGATGCACCAGACATAAGTTTGGATATTCCGTATATAAGTCATAGCGGACAAATTGAAACGCTTACTGTGGGTCTTAGTTTAGAGTATACTGTAGCTAATGCAAGCTCAAGAGAAAATTTAAATGATGTAAAACAAAAGGCACAGCAACAATATTATACACAACAGCGTATGATTACAGGTGAAGATTATCAAATTTTCCCCTTTACTAGCTTTAATAATGTTATTAAAACAAAAGCAATTAATAGAACTGCGAGTGGAGTCAGTAGATACCTAGATGTTAGAGATACTACTGGAAAATATTCTAGTACTAATATTGTTGCAGAAGACGGAATTTTCTATAACGAAAATGTACTTAAAAACTTTGCTTTTACTTTTACAACAGCCAGCGATGTCAGTAACATTATTAGTAAAAATTTAGAACCAGTTATTCAAAACAAAGAAACATTGCATTATTACTACGATAATTATCCTTTTGTTGGTGTTACTAATTTGGGTGTAGATTGGAATCGCAGTACGCAAGGCAGTGGCGCTTGTACTGGGTACTTTAAAAATGCAGTCAGTGATGGTCCATTGTCCATTGGTGGGTTTACTAGTAGTAACCTAAAACATGTTAAACAAGGCAGCCTTGTTAAATTTACAGCACCAGCTGGTAAAGTGTTTGATCTTAGTAACGCACTTATTACAGGCACAAGTGGCACAGCAAATACTAAAGATTATATTTGGAGCGGAATTACAACGGTGGTTGACGATGGTATTAACCAAGGTGCAGGTAATCTAGCAACTGGGCAAGGACCAATTTCACTTAGTGAAAATATTCCAAGTGATGCAGTACTCGACAGTGTAATTGCTCCCTGGAATACTGTGCTACCAAGTGCTATTAGACAGACAATTGTAGATAACGTAATAACATTTAAAACATTTGGATTACGATATGATTATGATACAAACGCATGGGTAATTATTACAGGCGCTAATTTAGATCAAACTAATACATTTAGTCTAGACTATGCTGGTAATACCCAAAATCTCAACAGAGATGCTAGTTGGTTATTTAAGTTTACCAATGACGGCAGTACATATACTGTAAATTACAGAAGTCTGTCATATATATTTGAGAGTTTTCTGGAAACACGATTTTACTTCGACAAGGACCTAAAAATATTTGATCCTAGAACTAGCAAAACTATCAGAGACAAAGTAAACATACTTAAAGTTAACAGCCAACCTGACAGTAGCAATGCACTTAATAACAACTATATTATGAATGTAGACGATCAGATTATAGAAACAGACGGTTACGTTCTTAGTGAAAAAATTAAAGTAACTTTTCCTGACCAGGACGATGACGGTGTAGTTGATGACCCGGAAGTTTTTGATAAAGTTGTTGCTCCAGATGTAAATTCTAGTAGCAAGATTGTATTCTATAAAACATACCTAGACACAGATGGCTTTGAACGACTTGAAAATATACCAAGCACAAGTATTGACGTATCCTATACCAGTCTAGCAGATATTGAAGCCGCTAAAAACAGTTTTAATAGTGGGCAATTATTTTATATTACAAGTACTGCCAAGTTTTACATACTGAGTATTGATGCAACTAATGCAAAAATTATTACAGAAAGTACTGACTATATCACTAAAACTGGACGTAGTAACTTGTTATTCCAGTATACGCACAACTCTCCAAACAACAGGCGTATTGATCCAAGTCCTACAAATATCATAGACATGTTTATGCTAACAACAGTTTATGACAATGACTATAGGAACTTTATACAAGATATAACAGGCAGTACGCAAAAGCCAACCAAGCCAACAACTACAGAACTTAGAGACGCATTTGGATCCCTGGATCAATATAAAAGTATTAGTGATACTATTGTGTTCAATAGTGTAACATACAGACCATTATTTGGCACAAAGGCAGATGAAGAATTGCAAGCAAGTTTTAAAGTTGTAAAAAATAAAAGCACACTAATAAGTGATAACGAAATTAAAGCCAAGACAATTGGTGCTATAAACCGATATTTTGCAATAGAAAACTGGGACTTTGGCGACACATTTTACTTTAGTGAACTGAGTGCATACTTACATAATGTGCTAGCACCAGATGTGCTTAGTATTATTATTGTTCCCCGTGCTAGTACTGCAAGTTTTGGTAGTTTATACCAAATACAAAGTCAGAGCGATGAAATCTTTATTAGTGCTGCTCAAGTAAGTGACGTTGATATAATTGATGTTATAACAGCATCACAACTACGTGCATCTGGCACAGTTGTAAATGAGACTGCTAGCAACGTTATAACAGAAAGCGCAAGTGGCACAGGTACTAGTACACTTGCAACCACTACAAATACACTCACCGTAAATAACAATGTTGGCATTACCAATAGCGGAGGGTATAGTTATTAATGGCTACTAGAAAAAGTTCTACACTACTGCCTGAAATTTTCAGGAGTAGTAAGAATAAAAAATTCCTTAACGCTACGCTTGACCAGCTAATAAGCGAACCAGCGCCTGTAAAGATCAATAGCTATATAGGTAGGAAAAATTCTGCTGGGTATGTGGTTGGTGATGGTTATCTTCAAGAGACCACTGTTGAACGACAAAATTTTCAGTTAGAGCCAGCAGTAATTTATAAAGATAGTAATAAAAAGATCGATTCAGTACACATGTACACAGATATGCTGAATGCAGTAAATTACTACAATGGGAATAGTACAAAAACTACAGACTTATTTGCTCAAGACTATTACAACTGGAGCGGCTTTGTTGATTACGACAAGTTAGTTAACTATGGTGAATATTTTTGGCTACCAGAGGGACCAGATAGTGTACAAGTTTTCAGTAGTGCGGTTGACACACAGGATAGTTTTAAAGTACTCAGGGAAAGTGTAAATTACGAACGCTATCCGTTTGATAGCACCAACTTTGATGCACAGCCGTTTGATGGGGTTACCACAGACATAGCGGTAGGCGAACCATTCTATAGGTTTGATGATGTAACAAGCAATCCTAATCCGACGCTTTATCTAGCACGTGGAGGCGAATATACATTTGAGGTTGAACAGGAAGGTGTACCATTTTGGATCCAAACTGAGCGTGGGCTTAGTGGAGAAAGTACTACACAAGGAAACGTAAGCACCAGAGAAGTAGCAGGTGTTACAAATAATGGTGCAGAAGTTGGAACAATTACTTGGCGAGTACCAACTATTGATAGTCAAAATAGTCTTGTAGAAATGGTACAGCAACACACAGTTGACTTTGCAACACATCACACATACAAAGAATTACAAAACCGAGTACTCAGTGACTTTTTTGCAGAGCATCAGACTGGTATCGACGGCGTCACACAAATTGATGGTAAAACAATTATTTTTGCTACCACCAATCCAGATGCTGACGAATGGGAACAAGGCAGCTTGTATGACAGCTATGGTTATGATAGCAACACAGATCCAGTAACACTCGCCCCGGGATCGTTTGATACAACAACAACACTTACATTTGACGAACGATATGGTGTCTTTCGTGTAAACATCGTTAATATTAGCGGGACAGACACAATCCAACTTACTAGACTTGCGGATATTGATAGACTTAAAAAAGTAGGCGTTAAAAGTGGCGTTAACTATGGTAATAGAGAGTTTGAACGTACAGCAGAAGGCTTCTTACAACTTATTCCACCTATCACTGCTATACAGGACACACTATTCTACCAAGATGGTGTAGATGCTAACCGCTTTGGTAAGATTGTTTTAGTAGATCCTGGCAATAATGCAAAAATTAACGTAGTAGACGATATACTAGGCCAACCCAGTTATGCTAGTCCCAATGGCGTGAACTTTATTAATGGGCTCAAAGTTGAGTTTAATAGTGATGTTATTCCAAGCACATATGCTGGAGAATGGTATGTAGAGGGAGTAGGCACAGAAATTCAACTAGTTAACGTTGATAGCCTAAAAACACCTGAGCCGTATTCAGAAACCCTTGTTAACGGATACGACAGTGATCTGTTCGATAACGGAGGACTAGAGCAAACCAAAGATGCCCCAATTTTACAAGATTATATATTAATTAACAGAGCTAGCTCTGACTTAAATGCTTGGAGCAGATACAACCGTTGGTTCCACCGCAGAGTTATTGAAGCAACCGCGACATTAAATGGATTCAATCCAACAATTGAAGAAACTGCCAGAGCAAAACGGCCAATTATTGAATTTGATGCAGGACTCCAATTATTTAACTATGGTACAAATGGTAAACGTTATGTTGATGTGATTGATGTTACGCAAACGGATGCACTTAGTAACGTAAACGGTGCTGTTGGATACTTTAGTGAGCAATTCAATCTTACTCCTGGTGTTACCGTTGTGTTTACGCAAGACTTAGACACTAGACAAAATGTCTATCAGGTTAAAAAAGTAGACGAGGATAACGACAGTACTACTAGTAAAATTATTGTACTAGAACGCATTGATACAATTGAGCCTGGAGACGTACTAGTTAGTAACTTTGGTGCGGGTGTACAAGGCAAAGCATACCACTTTAAAGATACAACTTCGGGTTGGGTTTCAGCACAACAAAAAACTAAAATTAATCAGGAGCCGTTGTTTGATATATTTGACGCTACACACACTAGTTTCAGTGATGGTACCAGATATCCAAGTAGTACATTTGTCGGCAATAAGTTGTTGAGTTACAAACGAGCTACAACTGGCAGTGCAGACACCAAGTTAGGATTTGCGTTAACATATAAAAACTTTGATTCCATTGGAGACATTGTCTTTGAAAACAACTATATTAAAGACACATTCCAGTATACTAAATCTGACACTGGTGCTACAAATTTAATTGTTAAAAGTGGACACGTACACAAATTTAAAAAACAATCTGACGGTACTACCAAACGTACCTTAGAAAATGGTTGGCGTAAGGTTATGCGCCCAAGTGAACAATGGCAAATTGTCCAGTATGACGTCGACACAGAATTTTATAGTTTTGAAATAGGCAGTGCCAAGACTGAAATGTCCGGGTTCAGCACACTCAAAGTTTATTTAAATAATTTGTTTGTCGATCCTAGCAAATATACAGAAGTAACTATTAATGACAAATATTTTGTAACATTTACTGATGCACTGAACAAAGGTGATGTTGTTACGATCAAAGTTATTAGTTCTACAGTTAATTCATTGGGCTATTACGCAGTGCCACTTAACTTGGAAAACAATGCTAATAACGAAGATTTTACCGAGATTACTGTAGGCCAAGCACGTAACCATTTAACAGAATTAGCAACAAATATTCCAACACTGGTTGGCAACAGCCTGGGATCAAATAATATTCGTGATATTGACTATAAGAAATATCCTGGCAAAATATTGCAACATAGTGCAAGTAACATGCTTCCTCAGTACTTGCTTACAAGCAAAGATGTTAACTTTGAAACTGCAATGCGTTATGGTATGGAAGAATATACCCGATTTAAAACTAAGTTTTTGGATAACATAAACAAGTTAGATATTGATTTGCGTAATCCTAGTGAAGCAGTGGATACTATTATTAGCCATATGGCAGGAACCAAGACTGATACTTTCCCATTCTTTTATACGGATATGATTGCTTGGGGTAGTCAAAAAAACGTAGTTTATCACCAGATAGATGATACCAAACAAAAAGAATTTGAATTTACTACAGAGTACAAAGAAAATACCGTCAGTGATCAATCTGTTCTAGTATATATTAAAAGAAATTATGAGTTTATTCTACTAGTAAATGAACAGGATTACACAATTTTGACCGACAAGATTGCCATCCAATTAAGTAAAAACTACGTTACCCTAGTAGGTGATGAGTTACAAATTGTAGAGTATAATAATACCAATGGTAGTTTTGTGCCACCTACTCCAACTAAGATGGGGTTATGGCCCAAGTGGTATCCTCAAAAATACACTGACGATAGCTACAGTAACAGTCAGACAGTTGTACAAGGGCATGACGGAAGTATCTGGGTAGGATATGGTGACATGCGAGACGATATCGTCCTGGAACTAGAAAAGCGTATCTTTAATAATATAAAAACAAATTATACCAGAGATTTGTTTAATTGGGATGATGTTATTCCTGGCTATTTTAGAAATACACTAGAGGATAGAAATACATTTGTTAACATCTATAGAAAATATTTTGCTAGCTGGGCATACAAGAACAGACTAGACTATACAACCAACACTAGCTTTGATAAAGATGATTCCTTTACCTGGAACTATTCTAATACCACGTTTACAAATAAGTGGAGACTTCCTGGTTACTGGAGAGGGGTATACCGTTGGCTATATGATACTGATACCCCACACAGCACCCCCTGGGAAATGTTTGGATATAAAATTAAACCCACCTGGTGGGAGCAACGTTATGGACCAGCACCATACACTGCCGGTAATACTGTGCTCTGGGAAGATTTGCGTGACGGTAAAATTTATGCAGACGGCACATCTACCACTTATACAGTAGATACTAAAATTAAACGTACTGACATACTAGATATGTTGCCTGTTGATGCACAGGGCAACCTAGTAAGTCCTAACGATAGTGTTACGATTACCAGTGGTGGCGACAATGCCAATAGAAACAGTTGGACGATCGGTGACGCTGGTCCAGTGGAAAATGCTTGGATACGCAGTAGTGAGTGGGCGTTTACATGTCAAATTGCTGGTGCACTTATTAAGCCTAGTAAATATTTTACACTATTATTTGATACAAATCTTTTTTCCTACAATGCAGATTACGATCAAATACTACAAAAAGATAGAACATATAGACCCAAAATAAATGACTTAAGAATTAATGGTGTAACAGTCAATGGTGTAGTTAATCGTGTGGAAGGTTACAACCAATTTTTAGAAAACTATATGACAGGTTATGGCAAAAATAAAAGTGACTTGCAAACACGTATACAAAACTTAACTCAAAATCTTGCATATAAGGTTGCAGGGTTTACGGATAAATCACAACTTAAAGTTATTATAGAAGTAGCGAGCCCTAGCAGTGTCAGTCAAAACATCTTTTTACCTGATGAAAACCTAGCAGTGCATCTACAGGAAAGCCAGCCACTTGATAGAGTGTTTTACAGTGGTGTTAATATTATTAAACGTATTAATGGTTACGAAGTTAAAGGGTTTGATATAGATGATCCTGTTTTTAGAATTATACCAAGTCAGCGTAGTCAGAATGTAAGACTAAAGACCATTGGTTCTACAACATTTACACTTTATGATGACTTTAAAAGAGAAATTGCATTAGTACCATATAATACACTGTTTACAAGTATTAATCAGGTTGCAGACTTCCTTAATGCGTACAATCGCTATCTTAACTATAAGGGTATTACCTTTGAATCACAAAATTCAAATGGCAAACTACTAGACTTTAATACTGGGATAGATGAATTTGGTCTTTGGATTGAACAAAACTGGGAACCTGGCACTGTGTTGAGTATCAGTCCAGGCCTACAACAACTCACTATTGACAGACCTCTTACAACAGTTGCTGATCTTTCTAAAACTATTGCACTACGAAATAACAACAGTGCTCCTATCAAAGTAAAAGATTATAATGTTGAAAGAATCGATAATAAAACCATTGTGTCTGTTAACAACGAAAACGAGTATATGTATAGTGCTAAATTGGATCCTGTGCAGTATGAACACGTACTTGTGTTTGATAACATTACAATCTTTAATGACATAATATATCAACCCTCACTCGGTAACAGACAGGAACGACTTAAAATTGTTGGCACACGTAGCGGCAATTGGAATGGTACACTACAGGCACCCGGCAGTACACTAAGTCAGGACACTGTGGCCGTTTGGCAGTCACAACAGGATTACAAACGTGCAGATACAGTAAGTTTCAGAAACAAGATATATGTAGCAAGCAAAGATCATACCGGATCAATCACATTTGATAATGCCAACTGGTTGCTTGTAAAAAACATGAAGTCAGGACTGTTACAAAACACAGCATCCAAAGCCAACAGTTTCCAAAGTTTTTATGATACTGACAGTATCAATTTAGAAAGTGCTACAGACAAGGCAGGCAAAGGACAAATAGGATTTAGAAATAGAGAATATTTAGAAAATTTAGGCTTAGATGACACAAGTCAGATAAAATTCTATCAGGGCATGCTTAAAAATAAAGGCACCACAGCGGCCCTAGATAAACTTATCAAAGCTAAGTTAACCAATCTTGAGCAAGAAATTAATGTTTACGAAGAGTGGGGATTTAGAGTAGGCGAGTATGGAAGTATTGGCAGCAACCAGGTGATTGAACTTGAAATTGATGAAGCCAATGCACAGAAAAATCCATTTAATTTGCAACTTATTGACAATGGCGAGGCTGTAGACGCTGATGTTATTGGAGTTATAGAAAAAAGCATATACAAAAAACCCGATAACTATACTAAAAATATTTTCCTCGATAGGGGCACCGGTACATTTAAAAATGACTTACTAAGCGCAGGTTTCCCTAGACTAGATGATGTAGACTTTACTGTATTCAGTATTGACGATTTAGAGACAGAACTTACAGAAAATATAGATACAATTGGCCGTGCTGATAAAATATGGATTGCTAGCCGTAATAGCACATGGGATATGTTGCGTGTCAGTGAAACAGCAGTAAATATTATAACTGTTGAACAAAATGTAGAACCACAGATTACTTTTAGTACAGATGGTAATCATGGACTTGTTAAAGGCGATTACGTTATTGTTAAAGGAAGTAACATTGTTAAAGGGTGTTACAAAATAATTAGTGTGCAATCCCCCACGCAATTTACTGTCATTGACGAGAATTTAACTGTTGATGCCATTAATAACACACTGCTGCCGTTGTTTAAATTAGAAAGTGTGCGTTATGCCACTCCTAACCTAATTTCAACAACTAATCCACTTTATGGTTGGGCGCCTAACGAAAAGATTTGGGTAGATTCTACTAGTACAGGAAAATGGGCAGTATTTAACAAACGCAATCCATATGATGCAAGCACGCAAATTAGTGCAAACAGTATTAGTGCTAGTGATCAACAAGGCGCTAGTGTAGATGTTAGTGCGGATGGGCTGACTTTTATATCAGGAAGTCCAGGCAGAACAACTGTTGTAAACTTTGCCAAAGATGAAAATGGTACGTTTAATGAAACAGGCGAAAAAACTATTAGTAGTATTAGTAGTACGCTGGACGGGTTTGCAGATAGTGTAGCTTATGGTAAAGAATGGGTAGCAGTTGGTGCTCCTAGTACAGATACAAACAGGGGCGCAGTATTCATTTACAACAGAACCACAACAGGTGACATTAATATTAAACAAGCCATTGTTCCTAGTATTGGGGCACAAAATGATGAGTTTGGCTATAGTTTAGCAATTAGTAATGATGATAGATTTTTATTTGTTGGATCACCTGGCAGTGACGAAGTATATATGTATAGTTTGACTACTCATGCAGATACTGAAGATAATATTGCAACACTTACATGTGATGGAAGTACTACTACTTACGCTCTTGGGTTTACTCCTGTTGGTGGAGACGAATTACTAGTACAGGATAGAAACGGAAAAACTTATCTAAACGTAACTGACTATACTGTTAGCGGAAGCAATATAACGTTCAATAGTGTTCCAGTTGCTAGTCTTGTCGTTGTTGTTAGGCGCAGTAGTCACTTTAAGTTCCTACACCGAATTAGCGGCACAGCTTCAAGCAGATTTGGCCACAGTATTGCAGTAGATGCTATTGGACAAACCCTAGTAGTTGGAGCACCGCACGATAGTTCTAGTGTTAACAAAGCAGGCAGTATTAGCATTTACCATCAAGAGATTGAAAGATTTATTGGTGATGGCACCACAACAGATTTTACTACTACAGGTACTATTCCAACCAATATGGAATTTATTGAAGTAAACGGAACAACACTTATTCCGGCAGACGGAGCTTTTGGCGGATTTACTAGCGACAGTAGTGCAAATAGATACCGACGAAGTGGAAATACTATTAGTACACAATTTATTCCCAGTACTGGAGATATAATTGAAGTATATATTGGACAGTGGAATAAAGTACAAGATAGTGCACAAGGTGATGATTATGGATTGTTAGCAAGTGAACTAAAATCGGACTCAGAGTTGTTTGGCTGGAGTGTTAGTATAGACACATATGGTGCAATAATTGCTGTTGGTGCGCCTGGTGAAGATAGTGTTAATGTAAACACCGGATCTGTTTACGTCTTTATAGACGAAGCACGGAGATTTGGCAACACCACAACAAAAGCAACTAGTTTTGATACTGACTCTGGCAGTACTATCTTTATTAACAACGTAGAAGTTGCACTAACTAATACAAGTGATCCTGCCACAGTTAAAGCAACTATTGATGCTAAAAATATTAGTGAAGTAACAACTAGTGTTGCAGGAAATCTACTAACAATTAGTAGTACAAATAAAACAACGAATAATAAGCTAAGTGTGCGGCCTGGCACTGGTGCTGACTATGAGAGTACTAGTAAATTAAACTTTGAACCTTTTGTAATGGCACAACGATTTAATAATCCAAATGGTAGCGATAATGAGAACTTTGGTTTAGATGTAAGATTTGACAGATTTGTTCCTGTTGGAAATGATGCAGAGCAAACTCTAGTAGTATCGAGTGACCGTGCAACTACACTGTTGTCAACAAGATTTGATGTTGTTGACACCGCTGACACAACAACATTCGATAATGGCAGCACTCAGTATATAGAAAATGTTAACGAAAGTGGTGCTGCATATGTGTATGCACTATTAGAACCAGCCGGAGTTGCTGGCGTAAATAACAGTCCACTATATGCATACGGACAACAGTTGCGTAGTACAACGATTGACCAATTTGACAGTTTTGGCTGCGCAATTGCTGTATTAGATAACAGGATTTATGTAGGTAGTAAAAACGACGACCAGTTCAAAACAAATGGCGGTAGTACTTATGAATTTACTAATACTACTAGAACCGCAGTATGGAATATGCTGCGTACTCAAGATGATAAAGTAGACATTGGCAGTATCAACAGAGTTATTACATATGATAAACGCAATCAGCAAATTATAAGTTTTCTTGATACTATAGACATTGCCAAAGGTAAACTACCAGGACGGGCCCAGGCAGAGCTAGATTTTATAACAGAGTACGATCCCGCAATTTATAGTATTGGCAACAGTACTCGCTTACAGGTCAATACCAATAATGCCTGGAATAATGAATACGTTAGCAAAACTTGGTGGGATATTACCCAGTGCCGTATTTTAGATTACGAACAAGGTGAATTAGCATATCGTAGAAATAATTGGAATGCGTTCTTCCCAGGAAGCGAAATTGTAGTTTGCGAATGGGTAGAAAGTCAGGTATTACCAAGCGAATATGTTGCCAATGGTGGCGAAGGTGTTCCACTATATCCAGATGACAGTGCTTACAGCCAAAATCTACAATTCAATAGTATTAGTAATACTACTAAGACACTTTACTATTATTGGGTAACAAACAAAGACAGTTATCCAAATAACGATATTCGTACAATGAGCACAAATAGTGTTGAAGCCCAGATCACTGATCCAGTTGCTGCCGGCATCAAGTTTATGAGCTTGATTGGTCAGAATGCAATGATGTTTAATAATATAAAACCTGATCTTAAAGATAAAAATACTATTGTTGCTATAAATTATGATAAACTCCTAAATGACGGAGTGCTACATAGTGAATTTGATTTAGTTGCTGAAGACGACCCAGACCAAATTATACCTATTAGAATCTGGAATAAAATTGTAGATAGCATGTCAGGCGCAGATATCCAGAGTAACATTATCCCAGATCCCACACTGAGTGCTGGCGAAAAATACGGAATAGGCATACGTCCAAGACAAACAATGTTTGTTAATAGACAAGAAGCTGCTAAAGTGATGGTAGATTTTGTTAATAAAGAATTTGCAAAGTTGCCAATTGTGCGTAACAATGTTATTACTGGCTTTACGGTAAGCGATCCAATCCCAACAAAAAATAGTGGGGAATGGAATCAGAAAGTTGCTGATATAACAACTAGAGATTATTTAAACACTGAAATACTTAGTGCAGGATATCTAGTGTTAGTGGAACAAGATACTAACTTTGATAACCAGTGGACAATATATATTCTTGAGGGTGAAGGAGATCAGAAATCCTGGGCCCTACGCAAAATACAAGGATATGACACTGCTCGCTACTGGGATTACGTAACTTGGTATGCAACCGGTTATGATGTGCATACAGTTCCTAACTATCAGGTAACTAACGAACCACAGTTATTAACACTTACACAAGCAACAGAAGGACAGATTGCAAAAGTACTTTCCAATGATGATGGCAACTTTAGTTTGTTTTGTAAAAAAGGTGGTAATTGGGTCGAGGTTGTTATTGAACGTGGCACAATAAAACTACGTGATACTATCTGGGACTATAGTAATGCCAATTATGGTAGTTATGTTGGTTATGATAATAGCAACTTTGACTTTGGGCAATTTGATAGAATCCCACAGATTGAATTACGCCAACTATTAAACACCATTAAAAATGATATCTTTATTAATGAACAACGGCTACTTTTTAACACACTATTCTTTAGATTAATTGAGTATAGTCTACATGAACAAAACTTTGGTGTTGATTGGGTATTTAAAAGCAGCTTTATTAAAACTATACACAAACAGAGAGATCTAAATCAATATCCTACATATAAAAACGATAACAGTCTGTTCATTGAACAGTTTATTCAAGAAGTAAAGCCGTACCATACTAAAATTAGAGAATACATCACAGCATATGACGGAAATGACAATTTTAACGGAGACATAACAGACTTTGACGTTCATACATTTTACGATGAGAAATTGGGATACTTCCGCAAGCCAAGTGGGGACTACCAAGGCGATAATATTACAAGGATTGCCGGTGTCAACAAGCCCTGGGCTGACAACTACGGCTATTACCTAAACACAGTAGAAATATATGCTGCCGGCACAGGCTACACATCTAATCCTGAAGTAACAGTGAGTTTACCAGATTTAGTTGGAGGCACACAAGCAACTGTACAGGCAATCTCAAACGGTGATAGTATTGTTAGCGCACAGGTGCTAAACAAAGGAAGTGGCTATACCAAGACCCCAACAATAACAATTAACACTGGTACAGCAGGTACAGGTTGTGTATTACTCCCACGTATTAAAAATGACACACACCGTGAATTTGATACGACACTTAAATTTGACAGGATTACATACAGTAGTAATATTAAAACATGGTCGGCTAACACTGCATTTGAGTATGAAGATTTAGTAGTATATCAAAACCCAGACACAAAAGTGCAGGAACTTTATCAAGTCCACGTAACGGGCGGAACAACGACAGGTGCTACGTTTAGTACTGAAGATAGCACAGGTACAGTAGTATTTGTTGCATACGCTGACGAAAATGTAGCAAGTGCAGCAGATAGAATAGAGGCATACTATGTACCATCAACTGGAATGATTGGTGATGATTTAGCTCTACTACAAGAAGGCACTGATTACACTAGCACAAGAGTTGGCGGGGTAGGCTTTGATAAAGAGCCAGGATTTGACAGTGCAAACTTTGACACATTAGGTTTTGACGATTTTGAAATTGATGTGGATGGATTACGTGTGCTCAGTGGTCAAAGTGCATTTGATACTACAATAAGCAGTACATTTAAAGACCTTGCACTAGGTACACGCCCAGAAGATATTAACATAGATGGCGGCGCTTTTGTAGACGAATACAATAGTCATGCACCAGAAGAAGTTGTACCAGGCAGAGTATTTGATACACTCGATATGGAGGTTTATACTGATCCAAGTGATGACTTTGAAGCCGACGGTAATAGTTTCCCAATTACTTACAGAACATATTTAGGTGACGGTAGCACTAAACGATTTAATTATGCAGGCGATATACAAGCAGATCAGGTTACACTAGTAATTGCTTATTTAGGTAGCACGCCAGAGCGTAACTTTACTATTGATTATGAAACTAGAGAACTAGTATTTGATACTGCTCCGGCAGCCAATAGTAATATTTTTATATACGGGTACGGATCAACAGGCGAAAAACTAACACATGAAGAAACAATTATTGCAGATGGTAGTACACTAGCATATGCTCTTGCAATTCCATTTACTCGTGTAGCACAAATGCAAGTACTAGTGGATGGCCAAGAAACAACAGACTTTACATTTACAGAGGTAGATGGACGCACAGTTGTGTCATTTATAAGTATAGTTCCTGGAAACGGACAAGAGTTGCATTTCCTTACAAGCTCACTCGCTGCTGGCAGACTGCCATTTACAACGCCAGTACAAAAGACATTTACTTTAGATGGCAGTAATAGAACAATTGCTATTGGTGAAACTGTACAGTATGGAGAACCACTAGAAGGTAATATTATTGTAGAGCTCAACGGTATAAGACTTACTCCAACAAATGCTAGCCACTACACATTAGATGGTAGTACGACATACTATAGAGCACCAATTAGTAAAGGTGAAACAATTGCAAATACAATTGATGGACAGATTGGTGTTACACATATTAAAAAGAGTACAAACCAAACAGTAAACCTTGACAGATATCAGGACTATAATATAACTACACTGGCTGAGGCATTTGACGTTACGGCAGATAGCAGTGTAACTACTGTAGACGCTGATAGTGTTACTGCTGACCAAGATGGCAGCGGCACAGATTACCGTGCAGTTCAATTAAACAGTGCACTCACATCTGGTGATAGCCTAATTGTTTATTATAACAATGGTGAATACACTACAGACGGCACCAACCTTTATATTAACGAAGAGATTAGTATTAGTAATGGTGACGAACTAGTAGTAACAATGTTTAGTAACCATGATCCGCTTAGAATACAAACACAGGTATTCAAAGGGTTGGGCACTGATATTACAACTGTTGCTTTTGATTATGATGGAAATGCTTACGATAGCAACATCTATGATGGACTAACAGAATCTGGCACCGCACAGGCAAGATATAGTTTAGATAGAACGCTTACAGCAACTAGTAACCTTAACTATCTCTGGGTTACAGTTAATGGTACAAAATTGCATCCAGGACAATATGGTGTAGATGGCACAGGTAGACTTGATCTAAGTAACTTTGATGGTGTAACCTTGGATGCTGACAGTATCATTACTATAACTAGTATTAGTGAAAATATAGTGCAGCCAACAACAGGATTTAGAGTATTCTATAACATGTTAGGCGAAACTGAGTACTTTAGACTTTGTGCAGACACATCAACTAAACTTAGCGTGGAACTTAAACCTGCAGATACAAGAGTTTATGTCAGTAATGCGAGCGTTCTAACTCAAGTAACACCAACCAGTCAATACCCTGGAGTGCTATTTGTAGGTAACGAGCGCATTACATATTGGGAAATTGACACTACCAATAATTATGTTACAAATATTAGACGTGGCACAGGCGGAACAAGGTTTGCTACAGAACATAGAGTAGGAACAACAGTTGTTAATAGTAGCGAAGACGAACGTTTACCACAAATAAACACTCACACAAATACCTGGTATGATCTAGGAACAGGAACGGCTGCAAACGGGCTTGGCTTGCAACAATCTGCTGGTTTAAATGCACAATTCCTCAAGGACTGTGAAGCGATTATACCAAATTATCTAGTAGAACTCAGTGCTAATAGTTATATTGTAGATGGTTATGTTGCCGAGGGCTACATTGAGGAACAACAATAAAATGGAAATAAATAACATAAAGGTTAACCTAAAATGGCAATAGTACTTCGTAGTCAAAAGACATCACCCATAACGTTTGAAGAAATGGACGGTAACTTCACTGACATTAATGGTAGGGTGACTACTGTTGAAGCTAACCATATAAAAAATGTTAATGGTTTAACTGCTGACAGTAACAATGCTATTGTTTTAGATACTGACGATATCAGTGAAGCAAGTGGTGGCGCAACAAACATTTGGTTCACTAACGCTAGAGCAAGAGCAGCTATTAGTATTACTGATAGTGGCGGGGATGGTAGTTTAAGTTACAACAGTACAACAGGTGTCATTACATATGTAGGACCAAGTGCTAGTGAAGTACGTGCACATATCAGTGCTACCTCGGCGACTGGTGTAACATATACTGCTGGCACTGGCGTTATCGCTCTTGCAAGTATTCCTAATTCAAGTATTACAAACAGCACAATCACAGTCACAGGCGACAGTGGAAGCACTGCTATTGATCTAGGTGATACACTAACTGTAACAGGCGGCGAAGGTATTGATACTGCACAGAGTGGAGACACATTAACCATAAGCGCAGAAGATGCCAGCAATAGTAATAAAGGTGTTGCAAGTTTTAGTTCAGATCACTTTACAGTTACATCAGGTGCAGTTGTACTTAAAATAGATGGCATTGATGAATCTTTAATTGATTTCGGAACAGGCGCTGGTCAAGTTAATACAGCAAATGTTCCAGAGGATCCTAGCGCAACAGGAAGTACAGGCACACAATATTATACAGATGCTAGAGCAGATGCTCGCATCGCGTCGGCAAGTATTGATGATCTAAGCGATGTAACTCTAGGTTCATTAACCGACGGTTATGGTTTAACATATAATGCGTCATCTGGTAGACTAGAGCTTGCAGAACTACCGGGCGCAACAGGCGGTGAAGCAAACCGTGCTGTTAACCAAGCAGTAGCAAATAGCGTAGGCCTATTCAAAGAAAAAGTCGGCGTCGAACTTAGATTTAGAAGTATTACCGGCGATAGTAATATAGTTCTTACACAAAATACAGATGATGTAAACATTGCACTTTCTAGTTCACCAGAGTTTGGCAACATTAAAATTAACAGTGCTGCAAACACTATTGAAAATACAAGCACTAACGCAGACTTGATCCTAGCACCAAATGGTACAGGATCTGTTTTAATTGATGGTACATTAGAACCTAATGCAGATAGCAGTTACACACTAGGTGCAAGTGGCAATGAATGGTCACAAGCCTATATTGATACAGTTACAGCAACTAACGTTGCAGGTACACTCACTACCGCTGCACAGACAAACATTACAAGTGTTGGTACACTCGATGGTATTACGATTGCAGGCAGTCAAACAATTAGCATGGGTTCAAACAGAGTAACAAACGTTACAGATCCAAGCGGTGCACAAGACGCTGCAACTAAAAATTATGTTGACAGTGCATTAAGTAGCGGTACAACAATTTTTACACTACAAGCAGATAGTGGAAGCAATGATGCCGTAGAGACAGGCAATACAGTTGATTTTGAAGGCACCGCAAACGAAATTGAAACTACAGTAAGTTCTAACAAGATTACTATTGGACTGCCAACTAATGTTACAGTTGCAAACGACTTAACAGTTGGTAACGCACTTACAGTCACCGGTAACCTAACAGTTAATGGTACAACCACAACAGTCAGCAGTACAGAACTTGCTATCGAAGATGGTAAGATTCAGATTGGTGTAAACAACGAAAGCAGTGATGCAATTGACATGGGTTTTGTTGGACACTACTACAATGGTGTACGCAGAGGACATGCAGGTCTATTCCGTGATGCAACTGATAAAAAGTTCAAGCTCATGGGAGACTATGGACCAGAACCAAACCAGACAACCATAGACACAGATGATGAACATTTTCAACTTGCTGATCTGGTGTTACGCAGTTTGGAAATAGGCGACACAGACAATCCAAGCATGGCAATCAGAGGTTCAAGACTGGAAACCATAAACAGTAACCAGAGCATTGAATTGGAAACAAGTGGCACAGGCATTGTTGATATTGGTGCAGATGTACGACTAAAAGCACAAGCAGATTTACGTTTTGCTGATGCAGACAGTAGTAACTATGTAGCGTTTCAAGCACCTGCTACAGTAGCAAGTAATATTATTTGGACACTACCAAGTGCAGATGCAGCAGTAAGTGGTTATGCACTAGTTAGTAATGCTGCTGGCACACTAAGTTGGGCTGCTGCTGGCGCAACAACAACCAGTGATACAACAACAAATGCTGAAGAACAACTTTACTTTGGCGATATAACAAGTGGTGCTGTTACAGCAGTTCATCACGATGCAGATTTTACCTATAACCCTAGTACTGGCACACTTACTGCTGATACGTTTAATGGCGCACTCAGTGGTAACGCTAATACTGCTACGTCAGCAACAACTGCTACAAACGTAACAGTAGCAGACGAAAGCACAGATACGTCTTGTAATGTTGTATTTGTTACCGCTGCAACTGGTAATTTGCCTCCTAAGACAGGAACAAACTTAACATTCAACAGTAGTACTGGCGCATTAACCGCAACATCATTTAGTGGTTCACTTACTGGTAATGCCAATACAGCGACCACTGCAACCACAGCTACAAACGTTACAGCAACAGCAAACAATGCTACTAACGAAACTGTATACGTTACATTTGTTGACGGTACAACTGGTGCACAAGGTATTGAAACAGACACTAGCTTAACTTATAATCCTAGCACCAATACACTTACAACAAGTATTTTCTCAGGTACTGCAACTAATGCACAATACGCTGACTTGGCAGAACGTTATCTACCAGATGCAGAATATCCATTTGGTACAGTAATGACAGTTGGTGGCGGAGCAGAAGTAACATATTGTACACAAGACAGCATACCTGTAGGCGTGATAAGTACTGCACCAGCCTATCTAATGAATAGCGATTTAGAAAACGGTGTTGCTGTCGCACTAGTTGGTCGTGTCCCAGTTCGTGTAGTAGGTTCAGTTGTAAAGGGTCAAGCGGTTTATGCGGATCACGACGGAGTCGCTAGTGCGACAGCAGAAGGCGAGCGTGTTGGTATTGCTCTTGAAACAAATGACGACACAGGTGAAAAACTTGTTGAATGTGTACTAAAGGTATAATATAATAATGAATGAAGAGAAAGATATGGACAACAAAATAGAAGAGCCTGAAACACCCTTCAAGGAAAAGGGCGGAGTTCACATGGAAGGACACATTCGCATCTTTGACCCAGATAGTGGTGAAGAATATGTAAACAAGCGCAATGCTATTCACTATGAAAATATGAGTGAAGCATTAGCACTAAGTTTGAGTAATAAGACCACAGGGTTTGTTCATGAAATGGCATTTGGAAACGGTGGAACAAATGTTGACCCAACAGGCGTAATTACATATCTACCTGCCAATAGTACAGGACAAAGTTCTAGTCTATACAACCAAACATATTATAAAGTGGTTGATGATAACAGCAGTTTGAACACTGATGCTGGCAGAAATAAATTAACTGTTAACCACGTCAGTGGTAACATTTATAGTGATATTGTTGTTAGCTGTTTGCTAGACTATGGCGAACCAAGCGGACAGCAAGCATTTGATAATACAAGCAATTTTAATGATACATATACATTTGACGAGCTTGGGCTTAAAAGCTGGATTGGCACAGTTAATACAGGTAAGTTAATAACACATGTTATCTTTCACCCTGTGCAAAAGAGTCTAAACCGATTAATTCAGATAGATTACACGATTAGGATTCAAACTTTGACTAATCTGAGCAGTATTAGTTAACAGTATATATATTAAGACTGATAAATAAAATAAAGTTTGTGGAGAACAATTAAATGGCCTATACAATTAATAAGACAAATGGCGCGGTCCTTAGTACGATTTCCGACGGAACAGTTGATAGTACTACAGATCTTACGCTAATTGGTAAAAACTACGCTGGTTATGGTGAGTTTCAAAATGAAAACTTTGTAAAATTACTTGAAAATTTTGCTAATTCTAGTGCACCAGGTGCGCCAGTTGCAGGACAGATGTGGTGGGATACAGCAAATAGCCTACTAAAGGTATATACCGGAACAGCATTTAAAACTGTAAGTTCCAGTACTGCAAGTGCTAGTACACCAAGTAGCAGTGTTACTGGTGACCTTTGGTGGGATACAACCAACGGACAGTTGAAAGTTTACAACGGTAGTGGATTTACCACAATTGGTCCTGCGTTCACAAGTGGCACAGGAACATCCGGTGCTATTGTTGAAACTGTCACAGACAGTGGCGCAACCGATCACGTTGTTGTTAAACTTTATGTTAATAACACTGTTGTTGGTACAATTTCAAAAGACGCACAGTTTACTCCACAAAGTGCAATATCTGGTTTTGCTACAATTGATCCAGGTTTCCAAGTTAGCTCAACAGTTAGTGGTGCTAAATTTGTTGGTACAGCAACTGATTCAGATGCACTTGGTACAGTAGCAGCAAGTGCTTATCTAAGAAGTGATCAAAGTGATAGCACATCCGGCGTTTTCAGTGTCCTCAACGACACAGGGTTGGTTGTTGGTGTTGATAGTGACCTTACTGTTGGCATAAGCGGAAGTAACGTACAAGTTAAGAACGTAGCCAGTGACGGTGACATTATTTTTAATGTAAACGACGGCGGCGTTGATACAATGGCACTAACCATTGATGGCGCAACTGCAAGAGTTCAAGTAGCAGGTGCTCCAGTAGCATCTCTTGATGTTGCAACAAAAGCATATGTAGACTCAACAGTTAGTGGTGCAGGCGCACTAGCAGCAGACGGTAGCGTAGCACTAGCAGGAGTATTGAGTCCTGATGCTAACAACACACGTGATATGGGTACAGGCAGTTTAAGATATGCCACAATTTTTGCTACAACGTTTAACGGTACAGCAACATCAGCACAATACGCTGACGTTGCGGAGAATTTCTCAGCAGACGCTAGTTATTCTCCTGGTACAGTAGTAGCACTTGGTGGTGCACAAGAAATTACTCGTGTAAACGAGGAAGCAAGCGATCAAGTGTTTGGTGTTATATCAGAGAAGCCAGCATATTTAATGAACGCTGGTCTAGAACATGGACTTCCAGTTGCTGTAACAGGTCGTGTACCAGTTAGAGTACTTGGTATGGTAAATAAAGGTGAGAGACTTGTTAGCGCAGGCGATGGGCTAGCAAGAAGAGCACAACCAGGCGAAGCAACTTCATTTAATGTAATTGGCCGTGCAATTGAATCCAAAACAACACAAAGCGAAGGGTCAGTTGAAGCCTTTGTGACAATTAACTAATAGGAATTTTATGAATGGCATATACTAGCGGAGACACAATTGAAGCTGCACACTACAATGGTTTTGTTACCAGTGTTAATGCACTTTGGGGAACAGGAACAAGTAATAGGGGCATTGGACAAACCACTACTGTTAGTACAGTTAGTTCAACAAATACTATTACTGCAACACAGTGGAGCACGCTGCTAGATAGAATTCGTTCAATTAGCGACCATTACGGTCAAGACGGTAGTATTACAATTGATACAGTAACTAACCCAAGTGCAACTGATACAATTAGTGCACTCGCAACAGTAGCAACTGATATTGGTACTATTGATAGTGCACAAATTGCTGTCGGCGCTGTGGCAGCGGGTTATCAAACAGCCGTTACAGATACAGCAGTAGTAAGCGGAACATTTACAAATACAATTACACAAACCGATACACTTACATTTGCTAGTGCTAATGCAATGCGTTACTTCTTTAACGCAGGCGGCCGTGTATACGTAGATTGGACAATTAGTGGCGGTACTGCCGACGCCAAGTACAATGAGTGGGTAGATCTAGTAAGTAAGTGTGGTAGTTATTACATTTACAATACCACAGGCGGTAAGAGTGGTGGCAGTGGTAGTCCAACAACAAACCTAACAACCACAGGTTTCTGGGACTTGGGTACAGGCACAACAACAATGTTCAAGCAGCTTGCAGATACCTCACCCTACACAGCTAACTATATTCAGCTACAAGCGTCATTGAATGCCGCAGCAGGTAGTTCAACTATAATGACACTAACCAGCACTTGGAAGGATGATGCAGCAGACCAAACATCATACAACAAGAACATTTATAACGTTCTTGACCAAGTTAATGGTAGCAAGACAACAACATTCGGTTATCAAGCACCAAATACAACATACATTAGTGCAACCTGGGGCACACCCAGCTGGGCAACAACAGTTAACACAGAATCTTAATAGTAATTGACAGAGCTATATAGCCCTGTTATACTATATAAATGACCTTAGAAACATTTGAACAATTCGCACGCCAGCGACTTGACCACAATCGTCAACGCTTGGCTCTTAAAGAACAACAGGAACAACGTCTAACACTGGCATATGATGGTGGGCAGTTTAGAGTTACGGTAGAACTAATGGCGCTACTAGCAACATGGCCCGCAGATGAACTGCTATATATCGTAGACGACTACGATAATCCAGTAAAGATTGTTGATGCTTGTGACATGCTAGTACACTGTAGACAACACTGGTACGAAGTAATGAATGATTGGCACAATCAACATGCTGAATTAAAAAAGGTTAGACGTGTAGAACAACTATGAGCAAGGGTGCACTACTACTTGCTACACCACATGAAACAATAGACTACATAGGTTTTGCTAAACTAGCTGCCAAACTTGTAGAAAAACACTTAGACATTGAAACACATATACATGTAGGTGAAGCACGGCCAGGTAATACTAGAGCGTTCCGCTGGCACAATGGCGAAGTTGTTACAGTGCCATGGTATAACAGTGATAGAACACTAGCATATGATTTAAGCCCTTATGATGAAACACTGCTAATAGACGTAGACTACCTTACGTTTAATGACAATCTTAAACAGTACTTTGGTAGTGCAAATGAGTTTTTATGTTATGATCAGGTATGGGATGTTACCTCCACAAATAGTTTCCGTAACGATCAAAGGATGACCAGGGCCGGCCATCCAATGTTATGGGCTACAGTCGTTTACTTTCGCAAGTGTGAATTAGCATATAACATATTTGAGATGATGAAGAACGTACAACTCAACTGGCAATACTATTCAAAGTTTTGGGGATTTATGGCAGGAAAATATCGCAATGACTTTGCCCTCACTATTGCACACCAACTAATGTATGGCTACAGTGCTGGCACATACTTTAATCATAGGCTCGCAAGTCTGAGCACAATGGATACTATCTATAGTACGAAAGATGATGAACTTAACATACGCTATCAAGACGGTGACAAGTATAATGCTGTTAAACTTAAAGGTGTAAACCTACACTGTATGAACAAAGCCTGCTTACAGGATCCAGAAATATATGGAGCACTAGATGCGTATGCAACCCAAGGATGAGCCACAGGGTTGGCTAACATTTGCACAAAACAGTGCTGATACCAATTATGTAGATCTTGCCTACTTGCTTGCTCTTAGTATCAAGGCAACGTGTAAACATAATAGGTTTGCAATAGCTGTTGACGAGGAGAGTGAATCTAATATAAATACACGACAACGTAAAGTATTTGATCACATTATTGTTGTCCCTCACATGGAACCTTTTTATAACGAGGCTCTTGCACTAGACATTACTCCTTTTAAAGAAACATTTAAAGTAGAAAGTGATATGATTGTTCCTCGCAATTTAGATCATTGGTGGAATGGTTGCAGAATACAAGATGTATGTTATACTAATAATGTAAGAGATTATCGTGGCAATATTGCCACTAGTAGGAAATATAGAAAGTTTTTTGATGCCAATTATCTTGATGATGCTTATAATGGGTTTTCATATTTTAGGTTTAGCCGCACTAGTGTGGACTTTTTTAGTGCTATGCAAACTATCATACACGGGTGGGACAATTTACGCAATAGTGTTCTTAATAATAGTATCTATGATAAACCTGATACTGATGTTTTATATGGGCTGGCTCAACAGCATCTGGGATTACCTTGCTCAAATAATTTGAGTTACCCAACGTTTACGCACATGAAGCCAGCAATAAATGGTTGGAAAGAAAGCGTAAACTGGCAGGATGCCGTGCCCTGGACTCTTACAAACGACTTTGATTTTATAGTTGGAGGATATGCACAACAGTATCCATTCCATTATTATGATAAAACATTTTGCACACCAGAAATGACAGACAGATATGAGCATAGAGTTAGAACAAGCACTAATTAATACCACCAAGCGTAAAAAAGTCGTTAATGAAAGACGTTTGCGCTATAATAGTGATACAGGTGAAGTTATAGACTACTGCCATGTAGATAAAACAGATGTATGGGGCGAGCCTTATATTATCATACAAGATGATACACAGGTCTATCCTATAAGACAACGTGTACGTGAAGGTAAACTCGTAGATATTGATACAGCTATACATGTATACTGGCAAGCAACACCAGCAGAAACAATTATTAACAACCCTTATTTTTGTAAGAGAGAACTAGAATGGAAGCAGTAAGTGATGTACCACAGGTAGAACGTGATAAGGCATGGACTACTATTAGGCCGTTTGGACCAAGTATTATTCGAGGACGAATGAGCGACGAATTGCAATCAGTATTGTGTGGTTTGTTTAAACAGCAGGGTGACAAAGAAGAGCTAACACCAGAAGAAGACAATGCTTGGACACTGGCAGGCAATAACAAACGTGAGTTTTTAATCACACAAGACCTACTGGGAGAAAATGCACAAATGTTCCAGGACTGTATTAACAAAGGTGCTAGTCAGATTTATCTAGCTCATGTTAACGTAACCTGGGAAAGTCAGAAGGGCGTAGCAACTCCCAAACATATAGAACTAATAGAAGAAAATCTTAACAATATTAATCTTACAGTGGGTATTCACACAGCCTGGGGAAACATTAGCGTAGCAGGAGATTTTAACCCTGCACATCAGCATACAGGAGAAGTAAGCGGCGTGGGCTACCTCAAAATGCCTGACGATATTGAACGTGAATGGCTGTTAGAGGATCATGATCCCAGTGCAGGTATGATTAACTTCCATGATGGTAGACCCAACACTGGTGCAGTACACATGTATAGAATTAAACCAGTTGTGGGAGATATTTTCTTCTTTCCAGCATGGCTACCGCACAGCGTTCATCCTTTCCGCAGCAAAGGTGAACGCTGGAGTTTTAGTTTTAATCTAAGCATCCAGAACTTAAATGAAGATATCAATTTAACAGATTTACAAAAAGCAGAGTTACGTGTTGAGCGTAAAAGATTATTAAAGGACTTTAAAAATGACTGAAATATACATTCCTTATCCGTTTGAGGTAAACCAAGCAGACAAAATTACATATGAAAAAGCACAGGTAGCAAAAGAGTTAATTGAACAAGTTCAAGCCTTTTGCGAGTCTAACTTAACTGAGTCATATGAAGTTAGTCACATTGCATATGCAAAAGGTATTCGCGTTGATGTTGATGCAACCGATGATGTAGAAAAGTTACTAAGATTTCAGGATACGTAAACAGTGTTAGTTGATGTTGCAGACTTGGATTGTATCTATCTTAGTTACGACGAGCCTAAGAAAGAAGAGTTCTGGGCACAAATACAAAACATCGTACCTTGGGCTAAAAGAGTAGATGGAGTGCAAGGCAGTGATGCGGCGCACAAGGCTGCGGCATCAGAGTCAGAAACAGACCGCTTTATACTAATAGACGGCGACAACATTCCAGACCAACACTTTTTTGACATACAGTTAGACATTAAGGAAGAATACAAGGATTTCGTCTTCCGCTGGAAAGCCCGTAATGATATTAACGGACTCATGTACGGCAATGGCGGACTAAGTTGCTGGACTCGAGAGTTTGTGCAAAACATGCAAACACACGAAGCAACTGACGGCACTGATGAGACTGTGGTGGAGTTCTGTTTCGATAGCAAATACATTTCCATGAACAATGTGTATAGTACCACGTATCCTAATGGTGATGCCAAACATGCATGGAGAGCAGGCTTTAGGGAAGGTGTTAAAATGTGTCTTAACAAAGGACGCAAGCCTAGCCTAGAGGAGTTTCACGAACAAGTTCATGCTAAGAACTATGACAAATTGTGTATATGGCATAGTGTGGGTCAAGATAGTGAGTACGGCTTTGAAGCGATGGTTGGCGCCAGATACGGTACCTATAAGCTAATGTGTACTGAATGGGATTGGCATGAAGTTAGGGACTTCCAAGCATTGGACACCCTATGGGAAGAACATGAATACACGGTCGACGAATACATAGAATGGGGTGCCATTTTAAGACGAAAACTACTTCTTCCCATCGTGAACTACACAGCAGAAGAGAGTCGATTCTTCAAACACTATTACAGTCAGACCTATCATGAACATGAACCTATGACTACAGAACTAGAAGTTATTAGGAGGATTGAAGGGTGGTAATGGTTTATGAGTGATTATCTAGACGATGCACAAATAGCAAAAGCCAGGCTCGCCGGCATAAGTGGCAGTTTCTGTTTGGCTAAATGGAAGCAAACAAGCCTGCACTTAACCACAGGACATACTAACAGTTGTTACCATCCGCCATTGCATAAGATTCCTGAAGAGTCTCTTGCAGATAATCCAAGTGCCTTGCACAACACTGCGCATAAAAAAGAACGCAGGGCTGAAATGGTTGACCCGTTTACTAAAGTAAAGCATAGTGAATGTGACTACTGTTGGAATATAGAAAAACAAGGCAACATGAGCGACAGACATTATCGTAGTGGCGAGCCCTGGGCAATGGACAGTTTTGAAGAGATTGTCGCTAATCCATTAGCAGACATTAATCCCAGCTATGTTGAGGTTAACTTTAATAATGCTTGTAATTTAGCGTGTAGTTATTGTAGCCCACAGTTTAGTAGTACCTGGACAGCGGAAGCAAAAGAACATGGTGCATGGCCCACTAGCACTCCACATAACGACCCAGCACACTTTACTGGAGAACGTAGAGCTATACCCAACAAGGACACTAACCCATATCGTGAAGCATTCTGGAAGTGGTGGCCCGACCTTTACAAAGATCTCAAGCACTTTAGGATGACAGGTGGTGAGCCACAGATGGATCCCAATACATACAAGGTGTTTGACTATGTACTGGACAACCCCAAACCTGACTTACACTTAAACGTTACCAGTAACTTTAGCACAGAACCCCGGGTATGGGACAAGTATAAAGAATATGTGCAACGATTAACAGCACAACCAGGAACAGTGGAACACTTTATGCAGTTTGTCAGTCTGGATACCTGGGGCAAACAAGCAGAGTACATACGTCACGGACTGGACTTTGGCCTGGCAATAAATAGATGTGAAGAGTTTATAACAGACGTCCCCGAGCGTTCAAGTTTAACCTTTATCATAACAATGAATAACCTAAGCATTGTTAACCTCAAACGGTTATTGGAACATATCTTATACTTGCGCAAAACCCACACTACTACGTACCAACGCATATGGGTTGACACTCCGTTGTTACGCACACCAGAATGGCAGAGTATACAGATACTTCCCAAGAGCTACCAACAATGTTTATGGGATTGCATTAATTTTATGACAGATAATCAGGATGAGATGCATGGATTTAAAGACTACGAAGTATTAAAAATGCGCCGTGACTTGCAATGGATGCAACAAGGAACATCTGATATAGAACGAAAACAAGCAGACTTTTACCGATTCTTTAATGAACACGATCGTCGAAGAGGCACTAACTTTATTGAGACTTTCCCAGAGATGGCAGAGTTTTGGAGTACATGCGAATATAATGCAAACAGACCTTGAATACAAGCAACAAATCCTGGACCCAAAGAGTGCTAGTTTCTGTGGTGCTAAATGGTATAACGCTACTGTATGGCTAGGGTCAGGCATGACTACTAGTTGTCATCATCCACTGCCTCATAAGATTGATCCAATAGCAGTGCAATCTAATCCCAAACTCCTGCACAATACTCCAGAGAAAAAAGAACAGCGCAGACAAATGCAATGTGGTGAACGTCCTGCGGGCTGTCAATACTGCTGGAAGATTGAAGATATGGGAGAGACCTATATCAGTGACCGCGTATATAAAAGTAAGGTATATACTGATGAGGAACTTAATGATGCATATACCACAGATTTTAATGAAGACATTAACTTACATACACTTGAGATTGCCTTTGACAGAACTTGTAATTTTGCTTGTAGCTATTGTAATCCTGCTTTTAGTACTACTTGGGTAAAAGATTTAAAGAAAAACGGCAGCTATACTGATCTTGTTAGTGATGGGCGTAATCATTTTACACACGAACATAGCAGTTCACAACTATTTGGATTGAACGAATACAATCCTTATGTGGAAGCGTTCTTTAAATGGTGGGATACAGACTTACATCGCACGTTACGTGAGTTAAGGATTACCGGCGGTGAGCCACTTATGAGTCCTGAACTTTGGAAGTTACTAGATTGGTTTAAGAAAGAGGATAATACATCAGACTGTAGTATTGCTATTAACAGCAACCTAGGTAGTAAACCAGAGTTGATTGATCGGTTAGTTGAAGCAAAACAACACTTGCCTAGCCTAGACGTTTATACAAGTTGTGAAGCGACAGGATCCCAAGCAGAGTATGTACGCGATGGGTTAGACTACGAGTATTGGTGGACTAACCTGGTAAGACTCAGTGAGTCAGGAATAAACACACATTGCATGATGACTATTAATGCATTAAGTTTACCTTCGTTGCCTGATTTAATCTTCCGCATACTAGAAGAACGAAAGACGCGGGGTAAAGACTTTGCAGTTTTTAGTTTAAATATTCTTAGATTTCCTAGTTTTCAGAGTTGTTTAGTATTACCACAGACTGTTAAAGATACATGTGCAGGCAGGTTAAAATCAATACTATCCTGGGGCTTACATGAATTTGAACGAGGACAAGTTGAGAGACTTATTGAATACTTGCACACAGTAGAGACACCACACAGTGAAAGTTTTGAAATGCCCAAACTACACAACGATTTTAAACAATTCTACCAACAATATGATGTAAGAAGAAATAAAAATTTTGAGATAACATTTCCAGAGTTAAAAGATTGGTTCAATGCACTATGACAGAAGAAATCGAAAACATATATAGTGACTTTGACTATGGACAGAGAAAACCTCTGCATATTAAAGAGTCAGAATTAACAGAGCAAGAAACAGATCTTCTCATTAACAGCGATACATTCTGCATGTTACCCTGGATACATCTGCATGCTTACCCAGACGGCAAGGCATATCCATGTTGTTTAGCAAAGTATGAGCATCCTGTGGGGTCACTCAAGGATAACACTATTGACGAAGTATGGCGTGATAAGCCCATGCAACAGATGCGACAGAACATGCTTGAAAACAAGCCTTGTGTGGAATGCACCAAGTGTTATGAACAAGAGGAGTCAGGTTTCTTTAGTATGAGAAACTCAAGTAACCAGACGTTTGGACACCACATTAAAGAATCTCTTAACAGCAACGAGTTAAAGATCCGTTACTATGACATCAGGTTTAGCAATCTTTGTAATTTTAGTTGTCGTAGTTGTGGAGATATCTTTAGTAGCAACTGGACAAAAGAGTATAAAGAGTACGGTTGGTTGCCCAAAGATGCTCCAAATGTAACTTATGCAGGTAGATTTAAAACAGATATCTGGGAACAAACATTGCCGCATGTGCCTTACTTCCAGGAAGTTTACTTTGCAGGTGGCGAGCCACTAATGATGCAAGAGCACTGGGACTTGTTAGATGAGTTAATTAAACAAGGTCGCACAGATGTTAAACTGGTATACAATACTAATTTTAGCGAGACAGAATTTAAAGGCAGAGACGTTTTTGAAATTTGGAAAGAGTTTGATGAAGTGAGCGTGGGGGCTAGTTTAGATGCTAGTTATGCGAGAGGTGAGCTCATGCGTAAAGGTACTAAGTGGAGCCAAACAGTAGCTAACCGTGAACGTATGCTAAAAGTTTGTCCTGATGTAGACTTTTATATTTCAAGCACACTGAGTATCATGAACAGTTATCATATTCCAGATTTCCACAAAGAATGGATTGAGATAGGGTTATTAGAACCAATGGATTGGAATATTAATATATTACAAAGTCCAGAGTATTATAGAATTGATGTATTACCAGAGGTAATGAAACAAGAAGTTCTTGCAATTTATAATGACCACATTGCTTATCTAGAAGACAAAGATCGATTTAAACGTGCCATCAATGGATTTAAAAGCGCAATGAACTATATGTCAGGAACAGACAACAGTAGTTTAATCCCTGAACTATTGAAAAATTTAGATAAGATGGATAACCTGCGTAAAGAAAACTTCTTTGATATATTTCCAGAATTGGTGAGGTTAAGAGATCATGGATGAAGATAAAAAATGTATACTTCCTTGGATTAGTTTAGAAACTACCCCATTAGGAAAAGTTAGGCCCTGCTGTTTGTCAACAGTTGAAATACCTGACATAGATTTAACCACTAACACCCTGCAGGATGCATTCTGTAGTCCATTCATGAACGGTCTGCGAGAAGCATTTAGTAAAAATAAACAACCTGGGTCGTGTGAACGGTGCTGGTCAGAAGAAAAAGCTGGCAAAAAAAGCAAGCGTGAATACATGTTGGAAAAATTTAAAGATACAGATGTTGACTACGAAAATATACTTGGAGAAAAACTGCAATTCCTAGATTTAAAACTGGGTAACATATGCAACCTAAAGTGTCGTATATGTGGTTCATGGAGTAGCAGTAAGTGGGCCCAAGAAGAAATAGTACAACATGGTAAAGAAAATATTGCAAGCCAATGGCTTAAACAAGGACAATGGCCCAGGAAGAGCAATAAGTTCTGGGAACATGTTGACAGTATTCTTCCTGATATTAAATATTTTGAATTTACTGGCGGCGAGCCTTTCTTAATCAAGCAACACTTTGATTTACTAGAACGTGCGGTATCAACTGGGTATGCACAGGACATAGACATACACTACAACACAAACGGAACACAATACCCCAAGCAACTTCTGGTATGGAAACACTTTAAACATGTTCAGATTGCGTTTAGCATTGACAATGTAGGTAAACGGTTTGAGTATGAACGCGATGGAGCAAAGTGGGCTACTGTTAATCAGAATATTAACAAATTCCTAGCATTAAAAGAACAAGGGTATCCACTAAGTTTTCAGATCTGCGTTACTTGGAATGTTCAAAACATTTTCTATATGAACGATTTCTTAGCCTGGGCGAAAACCAGTGGTATTGACGATATACATTTTAATCTAATGCATGATCCCTGGGAGTTTAGTTTATCTAGATTACCCAGGTCAATGGTGGCACCACTGATGATGGTATTACAAAAATGTCAGATCCTGCATCCACAATACAAGGATCAGATCATTAGTCTTAAAGAGTTTGCAATGACTAGTTTGAACGACGGCAATGCAAACACAGGCGAAGCATTAAGGAAGAAGTTAGATCAGACTGACACGCAGCGTGGTGTTGTATTCGCTGAAACTCATCCTGAAGTAGCAAAAATGATTGGCTATTAGTTATGTCAAATAAGATTGCATTTGGGTGTAGTCATACCTATGGTACAGGCGTTCAACCAGATGAAGCTTGGCCTGCCTTACTAAGGGCGGTTAATTGTGGCAAACCAGGATGCAGTACTGATTATATTACTAGGATATGTGAGGAACAAATAGTTAAACATAAGTCTACTATAGCGTATTTTTTCTGGCCAGACTGGACTAGGTTTGAACATAACCACGAACAAATTATGCCTAATACCCATCCACATATGTATAAAGATCGTACAGATAAGTGGCTACAAGATAACAGAGAAGATAAGATAGTTAGAATAGAAAATATTTGCAGCAAGCACGATGTGTTAATGGTGAGTATATATATGGAAGATTTGTTTGGTATCATCGATAATTGTGACAGGTGGCCTTTAGGCACAGACAGAAGCCATTTCGGCCCGCAGTGGCATAAGTGGCTATCTGATATATTTCAAATTAAACAGAGTTTTAAAGAATATGAAAAAACCAGATAACCTCTGTATGGCACCTTGGACACATACCTATCTTAGTCCACAGACAGAAAGACGCCTATGTTGTGCGAGCAGAGAACCTGCACAGAGTTTTACACAATACATTGACACTAATGCTGGTGATAACGTATACACTCCGCAGAGTTTGGATGAATACTGGAACAGTGAACGTATCCGTAGAGTAAGACGTGATATGATGAATAATATTGTTCCAGCTGAGTGTGAAGTTTGTGATAAGAAGTTGCTTAACACCAACGTTTATCGTGATTACTTTGGTCATTTGTTTGCACACAAATATCCCGAGGTTGTTGCTAGCACAGACGATACTGGTTATACTACAATGAAGCCAGTTAGCTGGGACTATCGTTTCAGTAACTTGTGCAACTTTAAATGTCGTATGTGTGGCCCTATGCTAAGTTCAAGCTGGGAAACAGAAGCACGTAAACAAGGAAAAATAGAACCTTGGATGGAGCCAGCAGTAAAAGAACAAATTAGCAACTATCAAGACACACAAATAGAAGCTGAGTTTAGTCAAGCAGTCGAAGAACATCGCATAGAAGAGATATACTGGGTAGGCGGAGAGCCACTAATGTACGAACAGCATTGGCGATATATGCAACGTATTATTGAACTGGGAGATGGCCCAGGATTGTATGCTAGATATAACACCAATCTCAGTAAGGTCGACTATAAAGGCATTAACCTGTATAATGATATATTAACTAAGGTAAGAGACTGGCAAATTTGTGCAAGTCTGGACGGTGTAGGAGAAGTGGGCGAGTATATCCGTACAGGATTAAATTACGATAAATTCATAGCAAACTTTAAACAAGGGTTGCGTTATACTAAAAACCGTAGACAAATGCGGTTGGACTTTACACTAACAACTCCTGGGCTTGGGCAAATACTAAAAATACAAGAGCTAGCACGAGAATTAGATGTAGACTTATTAGTAAAGGTATGCTTTTCGTTTGGACCAGACATCGCAATGAGTCCTTTGTTCTTGCCCAAAAGAGAACTTCATGCTATAATTAATAGAGTATTACCATTGACCGATACTGCAATGCGTGATGTGTTAACAAACTTACTTGAACGCCCGACGTTCGAAGAGGAATACCCAGAAAAATATGTCCAAGCTAGACGCAGGGCCAAAAAGCGTATGGAAAGTCTAGATACACGTAGAAAAGGGATAACGTTTGTTGATACATTACGTATTGGCAATGATCCATGGATATACGGCAAACTAAAAACATGGTGGAATTCAATTGATACGAATAGTCCTTAGTAATGAAACAGATGATGATATAGATTATACTATAACACCAAATGATACACAACTTGCACATGATTGGCAAGTGGCATTAAAAGATAATATTAGGGCAAACCTGCGTCTAGAAAAAAACTTCTGTTTTTTAGGCTTTCCTAACGGAGTGCGCAGTATTCGTGTTATTTGTGTTGAGTTAAATCAGCATATTGATGTTGTTAATTCTAGTAATATAGGATATCGTATTCCAGAACATTTCTGTAAAGACTCTGTTATGTACGACCTTGAAAAGTTTAATTTTGATAGTGATACTAATTACTTCAAGCATGATATATTAAATCAATTACATAATCATTTTGAAGTACTACAAGGGACTGTGGAACATGTCAGTGACTATTACATAAATGCTAACGATAAGGTTAAAAATAGTATTAAGCATTTGAATTATCTATGTCATGAGTTAGAAAATCAAATACTTGCAACGATAAAATCTGTTCGTAATCCAGAATGGGTAAGGCCCAGTCAAATTACCCAATTTGATAATGCACCTCGCTTACATTTAACAGACGAACATAGACAAGGCTTCGCTGTAAACGGCTATGATCGTGTATTTGGTGGGGTATACACACACTGGTGTCAAATTGGCAAGACCTATTTTGAAGTCTTCAGGGATGAGGGTGCTCCAAAACTAACAGATGCGGTATGCGATGCTATCACGGACTTACAGTATTACAGCGGAGAGTTTGATATTGAATGGGGCAGAGATGTTGTTCGTAACGGTGAAAACAAATGGCACAATTCCCAAATAGATAGATATTACGAATGGTTAGAAGAAAACAATAAAGATATCACTGACCCTAAACTAAGTTTGGGATATTTACCGATTGGCCAGGTGGACTTAATGTCTAGTTTTGGATCTACTGACCCCGATACGATTTGGAAATTATTAAGCAAGTACTTAAATATTTCTAAGATAGAAATAGATGGCGTAATAGCACACTACGATTATGGATGGTAACAGACTTATGAAATGGATTAAAAATTTAATTAACAGAATTAAACTTGAGATACAATATCGCAAGAGACTTAAAGAACTTAGAAAAAGAGATCCTTTTATCTACAAATGAAAAACAAAACAATTATGGGCGTGAGTGCGGGGTTTCATGATGCTGGTGTCAGTGTCGTAGACGGCGACGGCAACATATTATTTGCAGGCCACAGCGAACGCTATAGCAAAGTTAAAAATGATGCTACCTTGAACCCAGGCATAATGGACGAGGCACTCGGCTACGGTATGCCTGCTGAAATAGCTTGGTATGAAAGACCATGGCTAAAAAAGACACGCCAAATTTATAGCGGTGAATGGCGAAAGGCGTTATCTGATAAAAGTCCTCGGGCGCATCTATCTCCGTATTTTGACGATATACTGGTAAAATCTGTTAACATAGACAGTACACCTACTAGAAGAATTCGTACATACAGCCATCACTTGAGTCATGCAGCAGCAGGATTTCAAACCAGCCCATTTGAAGAAGCAATGGTTGTCGTCATCGATGCCATAGGAGAATGGGATACTATTACAGCATGGCGAGCTTGGTATGACGACGATGGTCATGCACGATATCAGAGGGTCTATAGACAGTTATATCCTCATAGTTTAGGTTTGTTTTACAGTGCTATGACACATCGTATTGGTCTCAAGCCTATGGAAGAAGAGTATATTCTAATGGGTATGGCTGCATACGGTACAAAAGATGCATATCGTGATGTATGGGAAATGGCTATTGATCAGGATCACAAACAAAAATTTAAACGAAACTTTCATACAGGCATAGAATACGAGTTTGGTGCACAGTATGGTAAGGAGACTCTTGCTCGTGCAACTCAACTTGTTACCGAACGTTTTTTAGGAACTTTTATGCGACAACTTGCAGGCACACGTTGGGGTTTACACTTACAAAATTGTGTGTTCATGGGTGGAGTTGCTCTTAACTGTGTAGCAAATAGTCACATAAGAGACATATGGAATGACATGTGGATCATGCCTAACCCAGGAGATTGTGGTTCAAGTTTGGGCGCAGCCGCACTAGCATATGGTAAAAAGTTAAACTGGCAAGGCCCATACCTAGGTACAAACATCCCGGGAGAATATCCAAGCGAAGAGATAATTGGCGAACTACAGCGTGAAGGCATAGTAGGAGTTGCAAGTGGTCGTGCAGAGTTCGGACCACGTGCGCTAGGTAATCGTAGTTTACTTGCAGATCCTAGAGGCGAAGATATAAAGGATCGTGTAAACGAAATTAAACGCAGGCAAAAGTTTAGGCCGTTTGCTCCTATGATACTTGAGGAGCATGCAGAAGATTATTTTGTTATGGATGGTGATAAAAGTCCATACATGCAACATACCTATAGATGTAAATATCCTGAACGTTTTCCTGCTATCGTGCATTATGATGGTACAAGTCGTGTGCAAACCGTTGGTAAGGATGATAAGACCGGCGCTAGGGATTTGTTAGAGAAATGGTACGTGCTAACAGACTGCCCTATGCTACTAAACACTAGTCTTAATATTCGTGGAGAGCCTATGGTTAATGATCGCACAGATGCAGATCGTTTTGAGAAAAAATATGGAGTAAGAGTATGTTCCTAGCACATATGAAAAAATGGATTGGTGCATACCTACTAGCACTACTAGTTCTAATGATTGTAATAGATGAACCCAATGACGACTATCCACAGTGGATATGGTGGTTAACCATACCTATAGTGCTCTGGAAGGTTCCTCCCTTTAGTGTAGGTGATTGGTTCTGGGGTAAGGTAACTAATATGTTGGCATGGATATTGCGTCCCTTTACACGTTGGCAAACAACTTGGCCACGTTGGGTGCAATGGGTATTTGGCATTGTTTTAATCGTACTGTTTGAAGAGTTCGTCTTACGTCCTCTTGGCTATACAATGTATCCATGGAGAATGGATTTAGGACTGTGAAAGACAAGCACAAACGAGCACATATGAAGGCAGCGTTTGCATACGCTGAATGTAGCACTGCGGTTAGACTACAGGTTGGCTGTGTAATTGTAAAAGACAATCGTGTGATTAGCATTGGCTATAATGGCATGCCTAGCGGCTGGACTAATGAATGTGAGACACAATTTATGACAGGCAATGGCACTGCGGATCATATTGAGTTAGTGACTAAACCAGAAGTGCTTCACGCAGAGTCTAATGCTATTGCTAAACTAGCTCGTTGTAGTGAGAGTGGTGAAGATGCTAGTGCTTTTATCACACATCAACCTTGTATGGAGTGTGCTAAACTCCTATACCAAAGCGGTATTCGAGAAGTGTATTACGTCCATCCCTATAGACTAGACGCTGGACTAAAGTTCCTTAAAGAATGTAAAATACCTGTTGAACAAATGAATGTTTGATATCTTTTGCATGCAGATCACAGACGATCCTGTGGATTTGCCTGCTCACACACAATACACCAGATGGAACGGTACTCACTTGGACACCATTCGCAGATGTGTGAATCGTGCTCAAACAGAGTATGTGTGGATAGTTGCAGACTGTTGCAATTATGCAACATTTGATTTTACATGGCAACCAGTGCCCTGGGAAGCAGATCAGATACACTGTTGGGCAAGCGGTAACCAACAGTTTGGGGATACTTTCCTAGTGCCTGTGAGTGCTTTTAAGCGTCAACAAGAGGGCCTTAAGTTACTAGAGTGGTACGAGCATATTAACTGGCATACAGAGCCCTATATACCCCGCTATGAGTGGCCTACAGTTGATAGTTTGGATGAACAAACAAGCCTATATGCATGGCACAAGCAAACCTCCGCAGACATTGACTATGAACCAAGTTTATGGAAAAAACGTGATTTACACGCCTTTACACAAAGTGGCAGCGTACTACTAGTGCCTAGGGACTGTAAACAGAATTTTAAGGACCAATTCTATGACTACCCATACATATTGCGTCATACGGACTATAATATAGAAGAAAAGCCACTAGATGTTGTATATCTTAGTAATGGTGAAAAAAACGCCGATAAAAACTGGTTTCTACTCAAGTGTATCTGCCCTAGAGCAAAGCGTATAGACGGCGTAACAGGTAGAGCACAAGCATATAAAGCCTGTGCAGAAGTCAGTGAGACACCCTGGTTTTTTAATGTGTTTGCCAAGTGTCGTGTAGAACCAGACTTTGATTTTAACTGGCAACCAGATTGGCTACAAGGACCCAAGCACTGGATATTCCATAGTCGCAATCCTGTTAATGGATTAGAGTATGGACACATGGGTATTATTGCGTACCACAAACAAATGGTTTTAGATGCTACAGAATGGGGATTGGACTTTACGCTAAGTGCTAGACATGGAGTTGTACCCGTATTAGGAAGCACTGCTGACTTTAACACCACGCCCTATGAAACTTGGCGTACAGCGTTCCGCGAATGTGTTAAACTTACTCAACAGTCGGACATTGAAAGTCGTTATAGACTAGAGCAATGGAGCACAGTTGGTAATGGTGAGAATGGCAAGTGGAGTGTACGAGGGGCTGAAGATGCAGTCAAGTATGTTGAAGATGGAAATGATCTACAGCAAACCTTCGAGTGGGCTTTCCTCAAAGAATTCTTTAATAGCAAGTATGACTTCTAATACTTCTTCGTCAGTCATATATGGATCACATGGTATTTGTAAGAAGTGATCACAATTGAGCACGGCTTGTTCAGTATCTGATATAGGATTTGCATAAGCACGTTTGGTCTCAATTTTACGATGATGTAAATGCTCAGCCAGTACCGCCCGCCATGGTGTGCTTATAACAAACTTACTAACCTGGCCCGAATGCTCAGTAATACAATCTACATACTCACCTAATTGACCGTGATAGTCTCTAGCAATCTCCTGTCTACGCTCCTGCCAAAAAGGAAAGTGATCCAACTTAACACACATTTCAGCGCACTCGCGTTCACTCATTATGCTGTTGCCACCCGTGTGTCCGTTTACAGTATGATGTCTACGTAATAGTTTTACGTCATCAATTACACGTTTGTCATTGCTTACAACTGCGCCGCCATTACCAAAGTTGGGTAGGCTTTTTGTAGGATCAAAACTATAAGCGGCAGTGTTTGCTTGTAAAGGTGCACCAAAGTGCTGAGCACCATCTTCTACTACAGCAATAGAGTCTGGTATCTCATCATGGTTACCAAACAAGCCTACCCATACTGCACAATCTATACCTTGTGGTATAAGATCCCATCGCATAAGTCCTCGAGTGTTTACATCAATAGCTACCGGTGAACAACCTGCTCTTATTATACTGTTACTGGTTGCTATGTAAGTGTGTGCAGGCATTGCTACTAATCCTGTAACGTTCTCTGCTACTAGAGCATACATTAATGCGTCACTACCGCTACCAACTACTGCTGCGTATTTGGATCCTGCTACTGTAGCAATTCGTTGTTCCAAATACTGCGTATAGTCTCCAAACATATGTATGTTCGAGAGTAAGACACTTTCTTGTACTGCAACTAGTTGCTTACGTATTTCAGAATAGAGTCTATCAAGGTTGTGAAGGCGTATCATCTTCATCTAATTTAAGCACAGGTTCAGATTGTATTTGCTTTGTTTGAAGTGATTCAATCAACATTTCTCGAGCTTGCTCTCTGCTTACTTCGCCTGATTCTAGTAATAATAATGCAGAACTTGCAGAAATTTTCCTACTACGTGCAATAGCGCCAGCTAATCCACAAAGCTCTAGTCTTCCTACATTTAATAATTGTGTTATACCTTCGATGTCGGGTATTGTTCTTATTTTTTTTGATTGTGCTTTAACATATGTCATTCTACTTGCTCCTATGTTCTGCTAACCACCTAATAGTCCAGTGTAGCATCTCGTTACGATCTTCGAAGCTTATTCGAGCTTCTTTTGTATTAGGATCAAACCACCAACCCCATCGATGTTTACAAGTATTGCTGGCCCACGCTATACTGATACCTATTACTCCTTCGGTTTCTAAAGGAACATCATATTTAAAATGTTTGTTATATCCGCAGTCTAAGCGCGGCATGTGTGTTAATTTGGGATTATCTATTTCCACTCAAATATTTCGTTAGCAAGCGGAAATACGTCAGCAATAACTTTTGCACAAGCGTGAGCAATTTCCATATGTTCTTTCTGTGTACCATTCGCACCACGTAACTGAATATAATGCACCCAACTACGAATCGTGCCATTCATATACAAGCGTGTTTTTGTAAGACCTTCAGGCAATACTTTACGTGCTTGTTCTTTAGCAATACCTTGCTTAATAGCCCAATCATATTCTTTTTTGGCTAGTACTGCTATACGTCTTTGTGCATGTTCCCAATCAAGTTGTAATTTTGCATCGTCAACATCAATACTGTTTTGTCTGTTCTTTGGATCCTGTAAACGTGCTTCAGAGTATTCAAACATCTCACCCTGTTCTTTAGGATCAGCATACCGTTGACTAAACTCTTGAAAAGCAAAACTACGATGACGCACAATTTGATGTGCAATATCTCTTGTAGTTTCAATTTCTAATACAGCATTAACCATTTCTAAAGGTGACCAATGTTGGTGTTTAATCAAATACTTAATTAAACGTTCACTTGTTTCTGTATTAATTTGTGCGGCAGGGTTTGATACCTTTGCACAAAACGCAATTAGTTCTTGAAGGTCTGTTAACCCTTCTGTTTGAAATTCGTCTGTTGCTTTGCTATAACTTAGTAGCTTAACGTTCATTTATGCTGATGCCTTTGCTGGACGACCACGCTTCTTTTTAGGAGCGAGACTTGGATCCATTGAGATTGCTTGTTCTGTTAGGCGTAAAACTTCCTTTTGGATACCTTCCATCTGAAGTTTAAACCCGTCTGCCTGCTTTAGTAGATCCTTTGCAATATCTGCATCACTAAGTACACCCGGGGTAGTAGTTGATGCTGCCGCATTTGTGCTCGCTGCATATGCAGTGTCACTGAGTGACTTGGCAGGATCTGCAATGCCGGATTGTGCATCTAGTTGCGCCAGACGCATTGCTGCATCAGCACCTGATTCCATCTCTTTAATGATCTTGTTAATCTCATCAAGACGTGCACCTTGTTTGTTGGGCACTGGTGTCATAATTACATCCTGGCAGCGTACCTTTTTCATCCAGCGTTGTGTGTGAGCCGCGGCAAGTAGATTACGCCCATCAGTTCCCACTACTCTTTGCATAGCTTCACCTAGGTGACTTGATGCTTGTCCTGCATCGCTTTCAATGCATTTCATTAGATCATCATGGTATGTTGTGGGTAATTGGTCTGGATATATAACGAGACACATATGATCTTCGTTGGGGACTTCGCGAAACACCGTAACAACTTTTTGCTCTGAGTGTTTACCTACGTGTTTAATCATTTTCATTTTCTCCTGTAATTTTGTTTTCTGCGGTTGCTTCTTCTGCGGGTGCAGTTTCTTCACTACCTGGCGCTTGCCGGATGCCATTTAAAATAAGGAAGTGATTGAGTTTAGTGTACAGTTGACCAACAATTTGCATTTCATTTGCTTGAATTGCACCGCGTTGAGCAGTCGCTTCAATAACAGTAGCCATTGTGTTAAGGTCACTAGCCTGTAGGGAATTTGGATCTTGTACCGCTTCTTCAGAAGCAGCTTCTTCCACTACTTCAACGGCATCCATCTCTTCTGCTTCCATAGTTTCTTGTTTAGTATTCTTAGCCATTTTATTTCTTTTCTCCAATTAAGTTATTACAATAAGTACTATTATAGGGTATTTTTATCATGAAATCAATATATATTTTACTAGTTTCATTTTTTATTTCAATATCTCCAGCAAAGTCTGATATTGCTCCGATAGCTGATGAGTTGTTAACTGCCTACAAACAGGCAGTTTCTTGTCAAGCGGGGTTTAAAATAGTAGCATATTATACTGGTATTTATAATTCGTTGTCTTTGCTTCTGGATAAAAATGAGTCGAGTGCTAATGCTAACTCGCTGGATACTAAACTAAGAGCTGATTTTACTAAGTTTGAGTACATGTTAGAGGCCTTAAAAAAACGTCTGGCTGAGTTAAATGTAGATGTGCAATTTGAAGAAAATTTCTATAAACAGTCCCAAATAGGTATTGTTATCGACGGACTATCAAACCCAAGCACACCTAAGCATGTAGTAACTCTAATGACGTTTGTTAACGCCTGTAATGATATTAAAGTTAAAGTTGAAGAGTATATGAAAGAGAATCAAAATCCTTAATATTAATTAGCCTTCTTCTCGTCGTAGTACGCATAATTACCAAACGGAGGCTTAATTGAATCTGGGCCGTGAATCACAAACACTGTATCGCAATAGAAATCATCACCCCATGACCCACAAGGGTAGCCATCAGTAAACATAATAAACCGGTTGGGCTGAATTTCTTCCTGCTTCATGTAGGCCCAGTTACACATAAAGTCTGTTCCACCACCGCCCATTGGCTGGTAGTCTAGGATCTCGTCGATATTAGTAGCATTAAATTCAGCGTAGTTATAGACACTGGTGTCAAAGCACCAGAGCTTGATAGTAAAGTCTGTGTACATATCCATGATAGCTTTAATTTCGCTAAAGAAATCCTTGGCCTGCTGGTCACTAATTGATCCACTCATATCAACTGCAATAGCAACGTCAATGGTCTGTTCAGCAATCAGTCCGGGAAGCAGTACACCACTGTCCCAGCCCTTGCGTGAGGGACGCTGAAAACTATAATCACTCTTAATAGAACTTTCAATGCTCATAGCAAGCAGAGCACGCCAGTCCATCTTGGGTTCTGTGAGGTCTTTGATAATACGTGCAACACCGCCTGGGATATCACCAGCACCGCTTGCCTGTTTGGCACTGTTAATTAGTGACTCCTTGATCTCATCACGGATTTGCTTCTTTTCTTCGTCGGTGTACTTGGGCTTGCTCTTACTTACAAGGTTGCCGTTCTCATCTTCTTCAGGCTTGCCACTGCCTTGGTCGCCCCCATCATTGCCTTCCAGATGCTCGTCCAGCAACTGGTCAATCAGTGAGTCCATATCAATAGTTTCAGCATTGGCCATTAGATCATCGTAAATCTCTTCCATGCTCATGTCATAATATTTGGTGTCATGGAGTGCTGGGACAGTGGTAATCAGCTGGCCAATACGGCTTTTAACAAGATCACCATTCACAGCATAGTCAGCCGCAATATTAGCAACCTGTGCGTTATGTTTGTTCATCTTACTACGACCCAGATGCTCGTATACATTGTGTAGCACTTCGTGTCCGAAGAGGAATTGTACTTCTTTCTTCTTGAGCATGTTGATAAACTTGCTATTGTAGTAGAAGTACCTGCCGTCTGTAGCCGCTGTGGGCAACCACTCATCAGCATTTACCAGGGGCAAACGAGTAGACATATTGCCAAACCAGGGTGCTTTCATAAGCAGAGCAACACGAGCAGTTGTTAACTTTTCGCGAGCTTCATGATCTTCAGCAGGAACAGTCTCAAATCCTACTGGCAGTTGAGGCATGTCTTTCTTATTCGCAGTCGTAGTCGTCATATGTTCACTCCTTAACTATATGTATAGTAGCACATATAGCGAGATTGTCTACCAAAAGACATAAAATTTATACGTTTTGATTGCTGGGAGTCATTGTATCTCCATGAATTACTGTCTTTATAGCATGACAATCTAAGCACAGGGTTTGAAGATTTTCATCATTATTATTCTCATGATTACCATCAATATGATCCACTGTTAGTAAAGTACGAATTAAACGGTTTCTTATTTTAGGATCTTCAACTGACTGTACACGATCATCAGTAAGAGGAGTGTAACCGCAATGCTCACAATGAGTTTTACGTTGGTGACTATATACTTTTTTAGTAGTAGCTAGTCCTCCATACTCTGCTAGATTTTTTTGATGATCTCTGCAAAGATGTTCACTTCCTGGTCCTTGATAGGCTGTGAGAAAATTCTCACAGCCCCCAGCACTACAGCGTGTTTTTCTAGCATTTCTTAGTGCTACCCCTTCTTTAAGAAGGTCCATGTTAGGATCACGTAATGCCATTATCCTAACTCCCTATCATCGAAATCGTATGCAAACCTACCAGTAAAAATTGGCAAGTCTTTGGAAAATCCTGCTTTGGCAATCGCCTGACAAATCCAAGTAGGAGCAACTTCTGTCTGATTACAGCGGCTATTTAATGTAATACGGACTTGTGAGTCCTGTCTATTAAACCAACTCTTGTAGGCACTAGAAACTAACTTGTGTTTTAGTTGCGAATTCGTATATCCCTTTGCCCAAGTATTCTGTGTAACAGCAGCAAGATACTTGCCAAACTCACGCACATAATCATCGTCTACAACAATGCCCTGCTGATCGCAAGCACGGAAAATGTGTGCCATGTTGTCGATTTCCAGAGGCTCAATGGGCTGATCTGCAAGGTACATGTTGTGATACTGGAAAACTCGCCGTAACACACTACTCTTCCATTTATTAACATCTCGTCCTGTGGGGAAAATTTCTGTAGGACGGGATACGGCACCTGGCTTGTCTGTGTCTCCAAACTTGTCATGCGTAAAGAAGCAATTGAATTCTTCTAGAGCGCACTGGATTTCTTCAAAACGCATGCTCCAAGGATCAGCATCTCCATTGTTTCGTACTGCCCATACATACTGCATGTACAGATCAATCTTATCTAAAGGTTTGGTCATAGTGTCATCATGCACACCTATAAACCTTTTGCGTAACTTTGCAACATCTCTGCCAGGATATATTGCTGTTGGTATCTCCAGTTCCATAGCATCTTCAAAGCTCATATCGAATGCGTACATAGCAATGCAGAGCAGACTGAATGTTGTGTGCTGACCGTCCCAGATAGCAAACAATTTACGCTCATCTTCTGTGTTTATTAAGGGATACAATCGGACAATGTTTACAAAGAAAGGATCAAACTTTCCAACAATAGTTAGCACCCATTCAGGATCCACTTCACGCTGGATTGTTGCATTAATAAGCATCTGCTTGAGCTTAACTCGTTCTGTTTTATCAGCAGACATTTGTACCATATCTGCATACATGTCAGCAAACTCTTTGTATTGGGGATTGCGATCACGGAACTCCTTGCCTAGTGCACTAAGAAAGTCTGGTAGGGAAGGATCTTTTTCTACAATAGCCTGAACAAACCGTTCAGCCAGTTCTACAATTGTATCTTCTTTTGTGTTGAATTTCTCGTTAACCTGCTGAGCATAGCTCAAAACAGAATAAGAAGTGTCTGTTAACTCTGCTTTTGGTCGCGATGTATCTAGAAACAGACCAATAGTGTCTTTTTTCATTTTTTTTCTCCAATAAGTCCTAAAACGGACGGGTAAAGTATGCCCTAGTACGGGCTAATTTTGTAAGACACACTGCCTTACTATCAATAATGATACTACATGTATCGTAATTTGTCAACACTTTCTGGCATTTTAACTACAGGAAACTCAGCATACTTGGCTCGGCGCATACCACTCTCACTGCGACCATGTCTGAAGCCTACTGCAAAACCGTTCTCAAGTTCTACCCAGTAGTCTACGTCACGATCTTCTCCAGGCCAGCCACGGTTGCTGGCATTTTTATAAACGATTTTTTGATTACCAAACTCCTTGGCAGGAATATCATGTTTGCGATACTTGGGCATATCCCACCATATTTCAAAGTCTTCAGCGAGTGTTAGTTTGTTCATATTTTGTCTCCTATTGTTATTTGGTTATTTCTTCTATATCTCTTACCATTTCACCATCACGAACAACATGCATATGAATCGGACACATGCTTGACTTAATATATGCTCTACCACCATCAATCATGTTACCATTCTCAAACAGTTTGTAATCATGACGATGGGCACTATACTGTAGATCACCAGCATCATCTTCTACAAGCCCAAACTCTGCTTGTTCAATCCTATCAGCATTGGTAATCATTAGATTGCCTCTCAGATAATGATAAATGCCAAAATACTTGTTACCAAACTCAGGATGTGGCGTATCACGATAGAAGATATCCATCGCTTGTGCTTCGTCTCCTAGTGCAGATGTACACACATACTTAATTGGAACTCCATCTTTCTCTGAATAGATTTTACAAATCTTATCAGTATCAAATTGTGGTTCGTGCTTGATCATTTTCTCTCGTCCTTTGAAACAATATTATTCCACAGTTCAAGACTTGAACTGCTCTTAATTCTTGGACTACGGTCGCACCCTGATAGCCAAATTGCTACCAAGGCACTTAGGATGAGTTCAATCTTCATTAGCCGCTACAACATACTTGCCAAAGCGATCAAAGAATTCTTTAAAGTGCTTGAGCTTGTTAGCCTCAAACGGGAGATTATAGTTGCTGATTGCAGTCCGTGCACCCATAACCGTCATCTCTGTAGGGAAGAAGTCCATCATAAAGCGGAAGAAGTTATCTGCAAGCTCGTGCCACTTCTTGCTGTCCTTTTTGCCAAACTTGTCGTAGGCATCCTTGAGCTCGTAGCACATGCCAATTGTAAGAGCATACTGAGCACTGATCTCTTTGATCTTGCACTCTTTGACCTTACCAGCTAGGATATCCTCAGGCGTTGGCATGTCCTTAGCAACCTTGCGGTGAGTCATAAACTTGATTGCAATGCCTTCACCAACACAACCAGAGACTAAATCAGTCAGCTCGTTGTCTGAGATACCGTCATCATCAAGGAACTCGCTAACAAAACTCCAGCTACGAGGTGTAGCAAACGAACGTCCGCTAGAGCGAGGATCAAAGTCGCAAAGGTCTGCTTTAGCAAACGAGCAGTACCCAACAACGTCTTCGTGGATACGATTGGTCACAGCCCAATCCAACCAGCTATTAAAATCTACCCGTACTTCCAAGTGCACAAAACGGTTAGCAAGCGGCGTAGGCATGCGGTAGGTAACGCCCTTGTCGCTCTCGCGGTTACCAGCCGCAACAATCACAACGTTGTCGGGCAGTGCATACTGACCAATGCGACGGTTGAGGATAAGCTGGTATGCCGCAGCCTGCACCCCAGGCGCCGCACTATTCATCTCGTCCAAGAACAAGATAATAGTGTCGTTATCTGCTGCCTGCTCTTCTGTGGGGAGATCGCTAGGTGGAAGCCACTGCATCTGACCAGTTTGCACATTAGGAACAGGATAGCCACGCAAGTCAGTGGGCTCAAACAGTGCAACACGCAGATCAATTAGCAGGGTCTTGCCCAGATACTCTTTGTCTGCAATCTGTTGCATGAGATCGCTCTTGCCTACGCCTGGCAGTCCCCAAAGGAACACTGGCCGCTTGATTTTGAAAGCACGAACGATACGCTGTTCTGCTTCCTGGATAGTAACTGTTCTTGCGTCAACTTCTGACATTCCTAAAACTCCTCAGTTTCAATTTATAATTCATAATAGCACAATTGTGCTATCTGTCAACCGTTTTACGTTGCTTCTACCAAATTGGACTTGGGGTTTCTGTAATACGAAAACTCTGATATAAACTCATGCGTTTATCTATTACAGGTGAACGCATGCCATGTTTATTCTGTGTGGGATTAAACATTAAATACCCGTGATTAGAAACATAAGGTACACTGTGCCACTTATCATCTATAAAACAATGTGTACCCATGCTAGTATCCCCTTCACACAAATATATCTGTACGTTAGCACTTAGGTTAGGAGACAAATCACAGTGAATGTTGTTAATATATCCTTCATGATCATACCACAACTGCGTTGTGTTTGGGTATGAATATGTACTAAAATAGTTATCTACTACACTGCTTATCTCATGATGTAACTGTTGTAGATTAGTATCTATAGGATTGCCTTCTAATCTAATATGCCCGTCTTGTGACAGTTTATTCCAGTTATGTTTATTATCAAACTCTCTGACAAGGCTCTGTAACGTAGCGTCATCAAATGCGTCTTTGATTAAATAAAAATCATCGTGTAAATGTGTTAACTGCATCCTGACTTAATGTCCTCTTATTCCAGTATATGTTGCTTTGGTTTTGTGACTATACCACCTGCCCAACGGATTAAGTTTACTAGGAAAAGTATGACACATGGTAAACTGAGCAGCATCACTAGCATTATCAAACCTTATATCTGCGCCATCGTCGTTCCAGCGTAGATTCCAGTGAAGATCCTGTGCACCAAAGTGTTTTATCATTAGGTCTAAAAACTCAGTACGGATTATCTTATATGCAATAACAATGTCAGCATTTTTTTCATGGATCTCATAATCAAAATACACACTTATAAAATGCTTCCATTTAGGATCGGCTATAATTTTACTACGTTTTAGTTCGAACTTTGTTTCCATCCAAAAACCTCTGAAAGTCTCCATGTAGGGTAGCCCAAAAATATGTTTGCTCATCAAAAAGTAGTATTCTAGGCCAGCGTCCCAGCTGCACATAGTAGGGCACTCGTAATTGTTTATCCAAATCTAATAGGAATTTGTAGTTAACCTCTATGCGACTACTATCGTCCCAGAGTTTTATATCATAAGATGTAAGGTCTAGATCATCGATAAGACACCTAAATCCCTGTTCAGTTAGACGAAGCCCGCCATCGTTCCGTATGTTTTGCCAGAAGAACACCATCTCAGTTCCGCTAGGGATTCGTGTATGCTCTATATTTTTAAGAAATACGGCCGTGTATTGTTGCTTAGTTTTCATTCTCTCGATATACTGTTGTTCCAGCATCAACGAGAACAACAGTAAAATCTTGAGTCTGAAATTTGTTGTTTAACTTTTTACATAAATTAATAGCATGACCAGGATTGCTAAAACTAACCTTGTTATATTTTGGACCGGGATAGGTTGTTAGTATATTGTAGCTTTTTAAGTTAATAGGCTTATCATCGTAAAAGACACTCCATATACCTTTGCTTGCTAGAACCTGATGTGTTTTATAACAAGATTTATCTACTTTTTCTAATAGGACAGTTGGTTTAGGTCTACTCATGTTGTTTCCAATTATATGCTAGTATTATTTATCTTAGTATATAATAGCTTACCAGGAATCAGACTGTATATCAACCTCAATAACAGGGTTTTCTTGTAATTCTATGATCCTTGATTGAAGGTCTACTGTATATGCTAGTAGATTTTGGTACTCACGTACTATACCCTGTGCTTCTTGTCTCGGAATAGTTAAATTTTCTGTGTTGCTCCCAGCACATCTACTAACAAACTTTTCTAGATTACCAAAGTTAGGTCTTTTCATTTCTGCCTGCCCTTGGATGAGCTAATCGTAGTTGCTCTTGCATCTCAAACTTTGTTTTATATGGACCTTCAAACTTATTACGTGTTAGTGTAATCAGCTTTGGGCAATAGGCTTTCATCCAACCATTTTCAAAGTTAATGATATAGTATCCTGCACAATAAAAGCTCTGACTCTTAGGTGTTTTAGTGTATAGAGGTAGTTTACGCTTCACATCAAAGATTTCATTATGTGGATTTGTCTTACATGGATACTCATGAACGTTGAAATTGTTCTTTACGGGAACTGTTGACTCTATAAGATTATTAAAACTGATCTTCGTCTTTTCTGTAAGTGTATCCTGATCAGGAAATCTAGCATTTTTATTATTAACAGTTAACACAAAATCTTTGTCTTTGCGAAGTGTACCAACCTTTTCCCCATTTTTCTCTACAATCCAAAACTTGTCTTGTACAATAGGTTTAGCCTGTAACATGATATCCTCTCTGTAACCATTCTGCATATTTCGTAGCATCATCAGCAATCCTATTCAGTTCGTATTTCCCACAGAACTTTAAAAACTTAGCACCAACCATTTTGTTAGTTTTAGGCTTCATTTGACTACGCATCGTTGTATCGATGTACTCTTTAAGTTCTTCAGGTTGTGCAGTAAGATCTACAAGCGTTCTATTCCGCTCGTAGTCGTCCAACACACGGTGCTCTTCACCGTTATGATCAGTCCAGCGTTGTAGCATCATGTTATTCCAGTTAAAGCCTTTACTGTTACGATCTGCAAAAGCCTCAAGTAACCCAACTTTATTTTTAGTACCTTTTTTACGAACACCAGGGTAAGCACTAAACACATTGTCACTAGTGTCACCACGCATGCACTTTTCAAACAGCAACCATTCTGGATCTGGAGCGTCCTTTACCTCGCCTGTTTTCTTGTCTTTAACAGGCTTACCATAATCGTCTACAATACCTTCTAGTGACATCATATGATTTTGGATGCCATTGTACTGCTTGACATTGGGTGCAATAAGTTGTGCAAAGTCACTATCACTACTTACAACAACATGATTGTCTTTAGGATGCATATTAATCCAACGTGCAATAATATCATCTGCTTCAGCAATATCGCATCTTAGTACACTGCAATTAGCACTGTCCTTTAAGAATGTTGTCATATCATCATAGGTATCCCAGAACAACTGATCCTCTTCTTGCTGTTGTTCTGTGAGTGCATCACGAGCTACTTTGCGATTCTTCTTGTAAGGCTCATAGTAGTCCTTGCGCCAGGATCTTCCTTCAAGTGCAAACACAACATGATCAGCACCAGCAATACGCCAGGCCTTGTTAACTGCACTCATAGTAACATGCATAGCAAACCCTAGTCGGGTCCATTGATCCATACCGCGATGTGCAGCATGGCGTGCTCTAAAAAATGTATTAGCAGTATCTACTAGCAGATAAGTTGTCATTTAATACGCCTTGGTGTTGGGTTAATCTTACGTGGCTTTATTTTTACTATATTACTACTACTTGTGGCATTTGTCAACCTAGGCAGGAGATATTTTGCCCATGCATTATGTGCATCTTCTCCATAATGGTACCCGTTGTTAACTGTTTTGAAGCCTTGGGCCTCGCACCAATGCCAGTATGTGCCTGCTTGTGTATACGGGTCTAGATAACAATTGTCCCAGTCTACTTGCTCTTCTATATTTCCAAAATGGTTATAACTATTAAAGAAAAGGTGTTTAATTTCTTTTTCTTGCAGGAAGGTATGTAGATTATATAATGCTGTATGCCATTGCTGTTCTTTTTCTATAAGCACTTCTATTGTTTGATCTATTACCCATTTTTTATAATAGTCCTGCAAAGACTCTGGTAACTGATCAGTTCCGCTTGCTGTTACTTGGAATGTTTGATCTTCGTGTTTCCACTCTTCACGTTCCCATGTACTCCAACCAATAATAATAAAATTTTGACTAGCGTGTCTTTGATCTAAAAAATCACGGGTAGTGCGTAAAATGCGATGATTACTACTTGCACTAATTGCATCGCAGTTATATCCAGCATTAAGAATCTTTGCTAGTTTATATCCAAAACTTTTGGTTAAACATCCAGGATGAGCCAGTTCTCCCATGTGTTTTAGGCCAGGATCATCACTTGCAAAGCAATAGTCCGCGACGAGTTCTGCACCAGCAGTATGGCTATCACCATTAAAATATAACTTCATTATTATCTATATTCTGTGCGGCCGTCACCTAAATCATTTTTGGTGACCATTGCCTGGTCATTTTCGTAACTTTCTAATACAACGTGTCTACAAACATCTTGGAACCAACGATCAACTATATCGTTTTCATCATCGTCTTTGTATCCTGCACTCCATAATTTTTTAATAAAGTGTTCATTCCAATCAAGTTCAAACGCACCATTACCTGGATTATCTGGATCAACTTCTACTTTTAAAACACCAACCCAGGCTTCACCTGCTTCTGTAGCAATTTCTTTTTCAGATTTCTTCTTCTTTTTAGGCTCCGGCTTGGGCTCTACTTTCTTAGCCTGTCCCATACCCATTGCTTTTTTAGCATCATCTAACAATCCCATTTTACAAATTCTCCTGTTTCTATTTCCCAGTCACGTACTGATTCAGCAGTATTTTTTCCAAGCACTACACTTGCTGCTCTAATTGTATTGCCGTGACATACAATAATATGAGGTAGACTAGGGGAGTCTTCTAGTCCGTTTATAAATGTGGCAACTCTCGAAGCACATTCTTTAAGACTTTCGCCATCTTCTGGTTTGTTATTCCAGCCTCGTCTAATATTTAAAAATTCTTTTTCACCTAGTTCATTAACAAGATCTTCTTTATTGCGTCCACTCCAGATTCCATAGTCTCTCTCACGGATTAGCGCATTTATTTTAAGATCCTTAAACCAGGGCGTATTATCAAGAATAATCTTTGCTGTGTAAAAACTTCTACGTAAGTCACTACAATGGATTTCTGCAATAAACTGATATTTATTTGCTAGTTCTGTAGCAGTAGTCATTGCCTGCTCAATACCAAGTTGGGTAAGATCTGGATCATGCCAGCCTGTGCTACGATTTTCTTCGTTGTATTCTGACTGGCCGTGACGTACCCAAACTGTTTTCATACTGCGCCTGCTTTACGAAATCTATCTTCCTGATCAAGTTCCCCAGGCGTTACCGAAGACGTCGACGTGGAGTCGAGGGCTATATCTGTAGCCTTTTTCGAGGGCGAGCTCTGCGACTTGACGACCGTTTTTGAAGTAACTGTCTGTCGTACCGCCAACAGGCATGAGGTAAACCGGCGCTTCAAGTCCCGCAGATCTATATTCTGCAACAGCTCTATCAACTTCTGCCACGTCAACATCATCAGAAACAACGAACTTAAGATACAAGTGGCTGTTAGGAACACTAGCGTACTTAACAGCAACATCAGGCTTGATAGCATCAACCCAGGTATGTCCACTAACCGATAGTTTAGGGGAACAAGAGAATGTAATGTGTACCTGTTGATTATCTGTGAGGTACGTTTTGAAATCCTCTGACAGAGATTGTGTAGTATTGGTTTCGAACGTGACATTCTTCAAGTCCTTCATGCGTGGATGTTCTAGCAACTGTATATATGCTCGTTGCCAACCTAATAGAGGCTCACCGCCTGTGATTACCAAATGGATATCCTGACCATTATCCAATGACCATGCGCCTGTTGGTGTAAGTGCAAGTAGATCATCAACTAGCTGATCAATGTCTACATCATGTTGAAAACGTTTGAATGCAGGGTGCCAAGCAGCATAGCTATCGCACCCTACAGTCACAAGTGGGAGATCCTCAAGTGTATCATAGTTATCGATCTCATCTACAATCTTTTGGATCTGAGGCTCTGCTGTTTCGTCACTGTTCCTAGCAATACCAAACTTAGGACAAGTAAAGTTACAACCATACATACGAAGGAATACACTAGGCACACCTGTCCAGCGACCTTCTCCTTGTACACTATAAAATGCTTCTGTGTATCTAACTTTCATTGACGCCTCTTAATCTACAATAATGTTTTTCTTTAGTTCGTTGATCATCTTAGCCTTTGTAAGACGACGATCAAGGTTAATACCATGATCTGCTGCCCAGTCATCAACTTGCTTCTTTGTCATCTTGTTAAGCTCAGCTTCTGTAATAACAGCAGGTGTGTCTCCAACTCCTAGCCATTTCATAATGCATTTAAACATCGAATTCTCCATCTTCTCTGTGACCAACTCGCATAGCCATATTTGAGTCAGTTTCTCTTACCTCAACCTTACAGCACCATACCCTAGTGCCAGGTTCCCAACTAGGTAAAAATATTGTGTTTACGTATTCATACAAAAAGTCTGACAGACCTTCACATCCAGTCTTTTCAACTTCTGTAATCTTTGCTAGGCCTTTCTTGCCTAGTTCTAGTAGCGTGTCGCGGTCTGGATCATCCTGTGCTACTAGCAGAGTGTGATCAAACCAATCTTCTAAGCTGTCCTTTAGTGGACGTAATCCACCAAAGTCTACTACCCAGTTACGAGCATCTAGGTCATCAGTTTCAAATTCAAAATGGAAACTTAATGCATATCCGTGGATAAGATTGCAGTGTGAATCTGCTCTCCACTGTCTGTATGCTACTGGACCTAAATGCCTGTATGTTTTTGTACTAATATATTTTGCCATGTTTATACTCCTTGGTTATAGAGTGCGCGGAATATTTAAAGAGGGTCGAACACCTTAGTCCTCTATAGTAGTATTGTAAGATATTTATGATAGCGTGTCAACTTTTATTTAAACGTGCCTTGAGTGCGTCCGTCTGCACTGCTTGGAAAGCAATAATACTACGCATCTCTTTACAACGTCGTTGTGGACCTGAACCAATGTGTAGAACGCTAGCATCAAATGTAATTAGTTTTCGTGGTTCGTATTCACTTGCACCGTATTCATCGCCTTGCTTGAATTGTGTGCTACCGCCCCAATTGGTATCCCATTCTTTATCCGTATAGAGAACACCGGTAATACTTTGTTCTGGTACAGGCCAATCAGTATGGAAATCTCCATCTATACCAAATGTGTTTGAACTAGCCATACAGCGTACAAGCATATAATCATCTGGTACCATATCCATGAAACGGTCAGCTAGTGTTTTAACAAGCTCTGGGCAATCTTCTTTAAAGTCCCAGTTTTGATGCGTGTAGAAGTTTTGAAACCAACAAGGATAATTAGGTTCTATATTACTATCGCTAGTTTGTCCAAAGCGCCACTTTGGAGCATATACCACGTCTGCAAGGAGTTCCACATGTTCATTTTCTGAAATCCATTCTTTATGTGTATCAAATAAGACCACGTGCATAACTCCAAATAGCAACATATGTTAACATATGTAATAGTTGATCAAAACCAAACAATATCCAATACTGCGGATGTGCTGTTGTTAGTTTCATAATACGCGATACTAGTTCTTTACAATAATCAATAGTGTAGTGTACGGCGAAATCAGCTAACCCAACAAATAGAGCAAAAGGCCAACCAATAAAATAATAACAAATAACAAATGTAAAGACACCGTGTATAGCTGCATGGATCAGTCCACCTAGACCGAATAGTTTACTTTTTGCCTGGATCATCCACGGAGTTTGTAAACAGAAGTCGCTGAGCCAATGCTTAACTAGCAGTGCTATTAAGAGTTCAATCATCACCACCACTCCTCATAGGGGAATACGACCCATGTATCTTCTTCAGCTTTGTTAATTTCAATGCTTGTATAATCGATGTTAAATGGACTTGCTAGATTGTTTACGATAGTTGCAAAGCGAACATTCTGATTCCAAACTTTATCCCATCGATGTTCATTTGGATGACAGCCTGACGGCCAATCTTCTTTGATCCATTGGAATGTAGCACCACTATCGTTAATATCGTCTAGGATAAGAATTTTCTTATCTTCATATGTGCCACCCATTTGGAAAATACCAAAGGCATCTTCTGCCATCCAGCAATTAGATTCCTGTTCATTGCCATTACGCAAACGAACATCCAGTGTGTGCATTTTAATACCTGTAAGATGACTCATTAGAACAGCAGGAATTAATCCACCTCTGGTAATACCTACAATATAATCGGGCCGCCAGTTGTCAGCATACATTTGCTTTATAACGTTATGTACACCCTTTTCAATATCTCGATTAGACAGATATAGTTTGTTCATCTCTTACCTTCTGCTTTCGCCATTCAAAATACTTTTCATTGTGCATCCATTTGCCGTTGACAATGAAACCCCACTCACGTAGTTTAGGACCAGGAACGAATAGTGACCAAGCACATACTCCTGGTTCTAGTTCTACACGATGCAGACTCTTAGGACCGCTAAAACGCATGTGTCCTGGTCCACGCCAGAAACATCCTTTAGGAGTAGTCTCCCAATAACCTCCACGTAAGATTAGCGTGAAGTAGGGCCAGGGATGATCGTGTAGTTCATCCGGATCGCTTTGTAAAAACTTGTGTAAGAATACGTTAAATGGAAACCATTTACGATCTTTTAGAAACATGTAATACCTAACCAAGTAGGGCTTCTGCCCAATGCGATCTAGGATTACACGTTTCCTATCTTTGAACATATTCATAAACTGTATTCGTAGTTATCAGTTGCAGTATTGTTCTGCAAAGTAACTGCTCCATTGTTTAAGTGAAACCTACGTGCCATATCCGTTTTTGGACTTAGTGTAATAAGACGTTTGACTTTAGCATTTGCACGACATTCATCTAGCAACCGAAAAACAACGTCTCTGCCAGCACGTGGCGCACGACTCCAAACTGTATATGCTACGCAAATAGAACCGTGTTGATCTTCCTGACAAGCAGCCTGACTCATAAGGTCAAGTTCCTTTACAGTAGTTGGTACTTCATTAGTATAGGCAACGCAAATTGCTGCCTGATACTTACCGTCCGTTTCCAACACATAAACCCGACGACCCGGGCCCAACCTAAAGTCTAGGTCAAGCTCGGGTCTCACGGGGTCGTGGTTGGTATCAAACTGTAGTGCTTCTACATTTTCATATGTCAGCGTAGTTAGGTTCAATACCTTTTCTCCTTAGAACTTCAAGTTCACTTTCATGCCTAGGTTAACTTCATTGTTACCTGAGACACCTGCAACATTGCTACGATGCTCTGCATAGCCAGCAAGTGCAACATTGTTTACATTATATTT